AAAGCCACGATCGAAGCCTGTCGCGCTGATTTAAAGAATTACTTTTGTAAGCATTTCCGGCAGAACTGCGCCGATGCCCCGACCAGTCCTGCTGTCACGGCCCGGGTCGGAATTGGTATCACCAATTATCAGCGCCCCATCGACCGCGCTGCCGACTGGCTGGCAAAAATCGGAAACATAAGCATCCAGAAGATAGATTCGGCATTAGCCAGCCAACGGGCCCAGATTTGCGCGCAGTGTCCGCAGAACGTCCAGTGGGCCACTCCTTGCGCTCCCTGTAACGACACGGTCCTGGTTCGGACCCAGAACGCCAAGGGAAGTTTGCGCACCCCTTATGATCGCAACCTATTTGTCTGCCGGATCTTTGGGCACGTAAACGAGGTTGCGGTTTGGCTGACTGACACTCACTCAACTAGCGAACAACAAGCACCGGCTGTTTGTTGGAAAGGCTCAAAGTAAAATGGCTAGCGATAATATTTCAGCTTCATTCGGTGGCGAACAAATGGGGCGCTTCAACACGCCTGAATTCAAAGAAGGGACCACCAAGGTAACCAACCGGCCGATCGCCAGCGCCTATCAAGCCTTCGAAGTTTTTCAACGGCTCCAGCGCGATAACTTGGCTCGAGCCAACCGTAATAAGCTCATCACTGATAGCTACAATGGCGGCAGCCCCTTTGATCAGAAAAAACTCGATGCCAATGGGGAAGGCTGGCGCGCCAATTTCAGTACCCTGGTCCTGGCTACGTTCGTTGACCGCGTTACTCCCCGTCTTACCGATGCGGTACACGCTATGAAGTACCTCACCGCCAGCGAGCTTCCCGACAGCTTTATCGACGCCGTTAACAAGACTCAGAAATTCAGGGAACGAACCACCGAACAGATCCGCAGTTGGAGCGGTTGGATTGATTACGTCGAGCAGGTGGCGACGGAGAACGTTTTGTACGGATACACTGGTTCCGTTCAGATGGACGAATATGAATGGCGGCCCCAAACCTTCCGGCAAGAGGACCTCCTTTTTGACGAACAAACTCCGCAGCTCTCCGAAAAGGTGCCGGTTTTTGTCGTCAAAGCCAACTACTACATTCATGAGGCGATCGCCATCATTGAGGATGCCGAGGCCGCCGAGGAAGCCGGATACAACGTCAAAAACATCCAGGCCGCTATCGAGAAGGCCGCTCCACCTTATGATTCGTTCGTGTACAACCCGCGACAGTTGTCCGACATGGTCCGGGAAGGCAATCTCTATTATTCCTTTCATCGCTCAAGCAAGATGCTCGAAACGGTGCACGTCTTTTGCAAATGTTATGATAACACCGTTGATCATTGGTGGGTAAATCGGAACGGGTCTAAGCGCTCGAACAAAGAATCTGCCTATCGTCAGAAACGCTCGAGTGCTCCCGCCTTTGATCCAAGCGGCGATCAACCCAGGCCAATGGAGAATGATCCTTACGAACTCTTCTATGGCGAAGCAGTCGCGGTCTCGATGGCTGACATCATCACTCTGTTCAGTTTTCAAGCCGGTAATAATAGACTCTTTGGTTCCAAGGGAATCGGTCGGCTTCTATACAACATTTCCCTAGCTTTGGAAAAGACTCGGATGGCCTTTGTGGATGCGATGTGGATTAGCGGGATGCTAGTCGGCCAAGCCGAGGAAGCGATCATCGGGCGCTTGCAGCCGCACATTCGTTCGCCCTTCATGATCGTGCCCGAAGGTTTCGCGTTGATGGCGCAACAGTTCCGGGTCGATATCAACAACTGGTTGGGCCTGGATCAGAAACTTCTCAATACCGCCGAAGTCATTGCCGGCGCGTTCCTGCCCGATCAGCAACAGATTTCCAATAACGGGCAACAGATCCAGACCGCGACCCAGTCCAGCATCGACGTGGTCAAGGAAGAAGAAGTGAAGCAGGGCATGATGAATCGGTGGTGGGTTCAGTTCACTAAGGGCGTCTCGAGCATGCAGCGGCGGATCTATTCTAAGACCAATTTGCGCGCCGCCCTTGACCAACGCAAAGCCCGGCTCAAAGCGGCCGATACCGGCAAGACGTTGATCAATGCCGACCTTTACAAAGCGATGCATGAGGTCGATACCGATACCGACAAACAGTTTGTTAAAGCGCCTGATATCGGGCAAGCCGATGAAGCTAGTGTCGAGACCATTATCAATCTGTTAGACGACGGTCTTTCGATTCAGGAGATCATTCTACTAGCTCACGAGCCAGCCACTGAATTTACTTCTCATGCTGGCCGGGATGACGACATGATGTTTTTGCAGTTTTACCAGATGGCGAAAAACAATCCTAACTTCGATCAATCCAGGCTCGATGAACAAGCAGGGAACCGACTCATCGGATTTAAAGCCACTAAGGAGCTGTTTGTACCCCAGCCCTCTCAGACATCCGATATCGAGGCCCAGCGAGCCCAGCAGCTCGAGTGGACTACCATGTTGGGTGGAATCGGTGTGCAGGTTAGTCAACGCGATCCGCACATGCAGCATTTTCAGACGATTGTTCCGGCGGTAGCCGACCACTTAAAGATCGGGATGCAAATGCCGCCGATCCAGGTGCCCAAAGATCTATTGCAAGCGTGCAAACTCGGCGTCACTCACGCCGAAGCGCACGTTCAGGCCATGATGCAGCAGGGCGCGAACAAACGCCAGCTTAAGCCGCAAATCCTCCAGCTCAAAGATCTGGAGAAGATGCATAACGAACTGAACACCAAGGTGACTCAGGCCGAGATGCAGGCGGCTCAGATGCAAATGATGGCTCAGCAGAATGGCGGTTTAGCTGGCATGGCTATGCCCGGAATGGGTGGCCCAGGCGGTGGTGGTTCCACTAACACCGGGCCGATGGGATTACCGATGGGCGGTAACGCAGCCGGCATGGGCGGAGCTCCGCCGGGCCTCGGTGGTGGTAACGGCGCTATGGCCGCAGCAATGGCAGGAGGAGGTGCTGGTTAAATGCCTTTGCCAGGAATCGAGTGGAGCCCGTCTGAAGCTGCGGCGGTCAATGACTTTCTCAACACGCCAGTCGGACGCAAATGGATGGGTGTGCTACTGACCCGTAAACCGAGGGTCGACCTCTCAGCAGGGACCGAGCGCGCGGCGATGACCGGTGCATACAGTGCTGGATATGAATCGTTTTTCGCTGAGATCGCTGCCACTCGCTTTGCGGCAACGGGCGAGATTGCCGGCGTGAAATCTATAGACCCTACGCGCGATTGAAAAAAGTCCTATGGCCGATAATCCTCCGATCTCTACCGAAGTTCCCGAGACCGTAACTATTGAGACTGGTGCCGATAAAGAACAGCTCGGAGATCTGAACAAAGAATTTGCCGACTTTTGGGCGGATCAAGACGGGACAACTAAGAGCACCGAACCGGCCCCAGCTGCGCCCGGCGAAGGCGCTGGTGAAGGGGCAGCCCAGGAAACTAAGGAGTCTAAGCCCGAACTTAAGCCGGTCACTCCGCCAACTAAAGAGCCCACTCCACCAAGTACAGAGTCCACTTCGCCAAGTGATGCCGAGATCGAGCGGATGACTTTGCCGCCCAATGCGCGGCCAGAGCACGTCGATGATTTTAAGCGAGTCAAAAGTCTTTGGCTTAAAGATCGCGCGGAAACTAAGGCCGCTCAGGATCGCGCCGCGAAGCTCGAGTCGGAACTGGCCGAGACCCGTAAAAATGCGTGGACTCCCGAACAAAAAGCCGATTACGAACATGCCGCCAGTGTTCGTCGCCGATTCGATTTTGTCAGTGATCCAGAGTTCATCCAGAAATGGCATGCGCCGGTTAGGACCCAATTTGAATCGGTCTTGAACGAAGCAATCCAGGCACTGCCGGACAAGGAAGCCGCAACCGCCTGGGCTAACCATATCGTTCAAAACTATCAGCCTGATCAGCTCTCGCGCGAATGGTGGCTGAACTCGGTTGTTGCCAAAGTCCCTAATGAATTGGATCGCGCCAGCTTGCTCTCCAGTGTCACTGAGCTACTCAAAAGCCAGCGCGAACGAGACCAAGAGATCAGCCGACGCACATCCGACAAAAGCGCTTTTGATAATTGGATCCAGGAGAAAACCCAGACAACTGCTACCCGGGTGCAAGAAGAGATCATGTCGGAAATCGGCGAACAGGAAAAACGGATTTCCGAAGTGCTGCCTCGCGATCCCGAGAGCGCGAAAACAACCGAGGAACGCGCCGCGATCGAGGCTCACAACGAACGCTTCCAAAAGTTGAACAATCACTTCGTGGAAACGATGAAGGACATTTCGAGCAAAGGTCCGCGCGGCTGGGTCAGAGCGAGCGTGGAAGCAACCAGAGCGATGTACCTGGAGATGCAGTACAAGGAGCTGACCGACGAACTGAAAGGCGTCAAGGCTGAACGGGACCGCTACAAATCCGAGCTGGATAAGATCGCTGGCGCACGGCGTAAGATTTCTCACACTACCGGCACTCCGCCGCCAAGCGCTGGTAAGAAAACTGGCGAGAGCTTAAGCATTAAGGATTTGGACGTCCGCAAAGCATTTGAGCAATTTGACTGGAATGAAGGCGGCAGCAATAGGTGATTTACCTCTCGAGCTTCACGAGTGGATCTATATCGAGCCCAACACTGGCTGTTGGCTCTGGCTCAGGGATTGGAACTGGAATGGCTATGGCAGATTTTGGAACCGTTACGCTATTCTTGGCGAGCGGCTGGTTCATCGTGCGGTTTACCGGCTCTTAAAGGGACGGATTGACCTGCCTAACATGCATCACCGCTGTCGGACACGTGCATGCTGCAATCCAGACCATCTGGAGCAAGTTACCAGAAGCCGAAATGCATTGGTTGGGTGGCAAGATAATCCAAGGCCGCGTCTCCAAAAAAAGCAATTTTGCAAACGCGGTCATGCATTGACCGAAGAAAATCGTTACTCCTCGGGACACCGGGAGTGCAAAACATGCGCCCGAGAAAGGGCAAGAAGATCATATGATCACAGTTGACGCAAATAGTTTAGAGGCGCGCTACGGAAAGGCCGCCACAGCGGAGCCGACCAAAGAGGCTGAATTCTATTATCCGGGAAGCGGTAAGCCGCCGCCAGCCCAGCAGCAAGGCCAGATCCCGAAGGGCCAGGAGGTCCCGCCTGGAGTAATCATTCAGCAATTGGTTGGACGTGGTCAGCCAGCGCCGTCCATGGCGGTTGTACCGCCCAAAGAGGAGGGCGGTATGCCAACGCCTTCGATGGCTGTGGTGCCGCCCCAGCCGACGAACCGAACCAGTATCGGGACCTTTGTGGAGCAGTCGGCGAGCCCGATCAGTCGCACTACTTCCAACCCGATGGTGGCAACCCAGCCCGAAGTGCCGACTGGCACGGCGGAGCCGCCGGTTGAGCCGCCGAAGCCGGAAAAGAAGAAGAAAGTCGATCTGGCCCAACTGCTCTTGGATCACATCTTCGAGTTGGGCGGGGAAGATAGCGAGGGTGCTCAGAAGTTTTATGATCGCTCGGCCGCGACCATGAAGAATTGGCTCAAGAACCCAGCTGCTATCCCGTTGCAGGCGATCAACAAATTCCTCCATAAACGGCCCGGTGTGGCCGAGATGATAGCCGATGAACTTGAGCCCCATTTCGCTGTCCACGATCGCAATGGAATCCAGAGTTTGCCCAACCGGGGCAAGACCAATGTAGTGGTCTGCTCTCCTATTCTGGGCCAGCCGACACTGCCCTTTATGTGGGCGCTGGTCTACTTGGCTAAGAAATACGAGCTGGGGTTCGATATTCAATCTGACACCGTGATCCATCGATCGCGCAACATGCTAGCGCAGCGGTTCCTTAATAGCGGAGCGCTGTGGAGTTTGTGGTTAGACAGCGACATGGTGCCCCCACTTGCTAATGCCGAGTGGTACCGGTGGATTACCGGCAGCACTACCATACCAGATGAAGCCTGTCGGTACGATGTGTTAGCGCGACTAACTGGGCACAACAAAGCCGTCATTGGTGGAGTTTATGCTTCGCGCCGTTGGCACGGTCAACTGGTTATTCAACCCGAAATTCGGCCACGTAGTCATGAAGATAAACTTCTTTGTAACGATTTGAGGAAAGGCACCGCGCGCGGACTGGTCGAAGTAGATTGGATCGGATTCGGTTGTGCGCTGGTGCACCGGGAAGTCTTTGTGGAAGTGCAACGGCGTTTCCCCGAGCTTGCGCCGCAAGTCGAGTACGGCCCCTGGCGTTTCTTTCAACCGATCGGTGACGAAGGTGAAGATGAAGCCTTCTGTACGCGAATTAAAGCTTGCTCAATTCCTATTTGGCTGGATACGCAATTAGTATGCGGGCATGTGGGCAACGTTGCGTTCATGCCCGAACACACCGCCCCTGTGGCGGCTTTCTAAAAAATAAAAAAGCGAAAGAAAAATCATGCCATCCAAACCCTGCATTATTACCTGGGTAGAAGGACCTCCGGCACTCCCAACTCATCCCATCGCACCCGGTGGGCCGCCTCCAGAGATCTGGCCGTCGCCCGGACACCCCGCTCATCCGATCTATATCCCGATCGTGCCGCCCAGTGGTGGCGAACCGAGCCATCCGATTTACATTCCGATTTACCCCTCGCATCCGATTGTGATCGTGCCGCCGACCGCCGAACATCCGATCTACTTGCCTTCGCCGGGTGATCCGACTCATCCGATTTATATTCCAGTCGAGCCCGCTCATCCGATCGTACTGCCGCCGGAAGGAGCTGCCCCAGGAGTACCGACTCATCCAATCGCGTTACCGCCGGGAAGCCCTGAACATCCGATTTATAATCCAGTTTTTCCGACTCATCCGATCGTGCTGCCGCCCATCGGCCCCGAACATCCGATTTATCTGCCAATCGGTAAACCCGAGCATCCGATTTACGTCCCAATCGCGCCGGAACATCCGATCGTCATTCCGCCGGAAGGGACGCCTGAGCATCCCATTTACATACCGATTAGTCCTTCTCATCCGATCGTATTGCCGCCGGAAGAAGGTGGAGGTGACGGACTCACCCCAGAGCATCCGATTGTGTTGCCGCCGGGTACCGTCACGATCCACGTCTCACTTGGTCCTGGCAAAACGTTCCAGGTCCCGATTCCGCAGAGATAAATCCCCTCAATACGATGAGATGCGATGTCCTCATCAAAACTTGGTGGAATGACCTCTGTTGGGTTTCGTATTGCTTGCGTTTTTTGGAACGCAATTGGTTAGAGCCCAATTCGCAAATCATCGTACTAGCTGAGCCCCAGTGTCAGGAGGTAATCCAGAGCTGGGGCTTTAGCTCGCGAGTTAAATATTTCTACGCTCATCCCTGGCCTGATGGAAATCAGTTCCAGTGTTTCTTGACGCTCTTGGCCGATCACTTTAGTGACGCCGAGCTCTTCGCGGTCTTTGATTCTGACACGATGCTCTTTGAGCCCATGCGGGCTAGTGATCAGATGCAGGATGGCAAACCCATCATCTACTTTCGGTCTTATGATGATAGCGCCCCCACTATGGCTCAACAGATGTGGGGCCCGCGCATGGAGTATTGGCTGCGGGTTAAACCGCGCGCCGATTATATGCAGCGTTTCCCTTTTCTCTACCGGGCTTCCACGATCGCTGCGGTGCGCCGGCTGATCACAGCCAGGACCGGCTACAACCTGCTCGACAGCCTCTATAGCGATACCCCATATAATCCGGCTAACTTTTTTCACCATCCGTTCAAGATTTCTGAGCATAACGTGATCGGATTTTATGCCGCTCTTCATGAGCCTGACCGCTACGTTCTGCGCTCCGTTACTGAAGCGCCGAACTGGCCAGTCAAGCAGTACCATAGCTGGAGTGACTGGAGCTTGGAGCGACAAGCTGAGTTCGATCGAATGTTGACCGGGCCACCCACCAAAATGATGACTCAAGAAGGCTGGACTGTTCTCAGTGGCGATCCTGAAGGTCACAGTGGGTTCGTGATTCGCGGCGGCAAGCTGGACGTCGATCCCAGTGGTTCACCGCAAGAATTTATTCGGCCTTATCTGACACCCGGCTCGCTTGCTATCGATGTCGGAGCCCATATCGGAAATTTCACTGTGCCGATGGCGCGCGCGTTGGGCCCGACCGGTATCGTGATTTCCTTTGAACCTTTTCCAGTCGTCTTCGATTGCCTGGAAGCCAACGTAAAAAAAGCTGCCAACGAAGATAGCGACCTAGCTCGCGTTGTGCGTGTCCAGAAGGCGGTCGGAGCAACCAATGGAAAAACCAAACTTTACTGTAACCCCAGTAACATCGCGGGAGCGAGCTTGCTCGGGAACCTGTTCGGTGACAGGAATGGGTTCTCAGTTGATGTAGTTACCTTGGACAGTGTGCCTTTGGATAGGTCGGTCAGCTTCATCAAGATCGATGTTGAAGGCGGCGAACTGGGCGTGCTCAAAGGTGCCGAGAAGCTCCTGCTTAAGGAGCGCCCGGCGCTCTTTATCGAAACTCAGCCAAGCGCTTTCGCTGCCGCCGGAATTAGTGAAGAGGATTTCTATGGTTACCTACGCCAGCTCGGCTACAAGAACTTTTCGCCGTTCCCCCCAGAATCGGTCGCAGCTGGTCATCATGGACATGATGTGCTTGTAACTTAAATGACTAAACAAGCTGAATATATCCGCACGTGCATGCTCTGCGGAGAACCGATGCGCGAACCCCTGAAAGTCGGAGACCGCATTTACAAATTCTGCTCACTTGAGCACAAACGTCTCTGGGATAACGGACGTAAGGTTATCGATAGACTGAACCAGCAAACAGAAGACTTTTAGATCCGGCGATGATCAGTTTGTGTTTACAGTGCAGTCCCTTTGACATGGATGCGACCGCCGAGCTCACCCAGCTCATCTGCTGGTGCGAGCCCAAGAGACGCGAAGGAACCGAGTTTTTCCTCATTTATCGAAAAGACTGCCCATTGTGGCTTGGGAAGGAGTTTGAAAAGCTAGCCGGTCGTCATTTTGAGCGAGTTGCTGCTAGGCAGGCACGCAATTATGACGAAGGCTGGCCGTAAGCAGGGTGGCTGCAATATGTTAGCGGCCAGCGCCTTTATCGAAATGACCTTGCTGCGCCGCGAAGGCCTTTGTCAGAACTCCGGGTTTTTGTTGTTCGAACCTGACTGCATCCCGATGGCGCGCAATTGGATTGACCAACTCAGCGCCGAGTGGGACCGAGTCTGCGCCCTTGGCAAAGAAGCCTTTGGTCATTGGCACGACCTGGGGCCAGACGGCCTTCACATGAACGGCAACGCCGTTTTCAGAACAACGTTCTTTGATGAACATCCGACTTGGATCGTCGGCAGTGGATGTCAGGGCTGGGATTATTTCTTCCGCGACCGGTTCTTGGCTATGTCGGTTGATTCTAATCTGATTTTCCAGCATTGGAACCGGCATGGGATGACTTATGAAGAGTTGCTTACGATCCAGAAAAATGGCGTCAGGCCAGCGCTCTTTCACGGGATTAAAACTCGCGACGGCCGCGAAGCTGCGCGCCGACTTCTCAGAGTATGAACGAAGTACCGATAATCCAGAGCATCCTCTTTAAGAGTCCGTACTCAGGCTGCGGCAAATTCTCTGGCTGGCCTAAAGCGCCTTGCGTGAAAGCGCCGGGAACCGTCTGGCCCGCTCAGAATCGCCTCCAGCCGCTTTATTGCGTCGACCGGTACTCTAAGACCTACAAAGCTCTGCCGCGCGTTGCCCAGATCGCTATCGTGCACCGAACAACTCCCTACAAACCGACTCAAGCTGGCCAGTTCACAGTCAAAGGACCCAGCTCGGCCGGGCCCTACAGTGTTGCGACTACTTACGGTATTATTTGGATGGGAGACGAGGAGTGGGATGTCGCCACTCCTCGACCTGGGACCGAGAATCACGGCTGGAGTTAGGCCGCCGCTTCTTCGGTAACCAATTTCAAAGGACGAAGGCCGAAGAACGCTTTTCCGCGTCCGCTTGGCAACGACTTGATGTAATGGCGCTCGGCGACTTGAGGACTATTGCCCATTTGCTTCGAGACGATTGAGACGCTGCCAGTCAACGCACAACCGTAGGTGGCGAAGGAATTACGAAACCCGTTAGGGTTTAACTTGATGCCGGTTAGGTTGGTGAAACGCGCTTTCGCCGAATCAATCTGACTTTGAGTCGCGCACACAAACTCACCGTTGGAGCGAGGGGCGAAGGCCAGCCACGCTTGCAGGCACTCCGTCGCCCAGCTCGCGTCAATGTGCCGCTCCTTACCACCCTTGCCGACTTCCTTGCGGATGTGGATGTTCGGCGTTTCCGCATTCCAATAGATATCGCTCCAGCGCAGCGCATCGGCATCCTTGCTCTGGCGGGCAACTTCATCGCTGCGCACCCCACCGAAAGCCGAGACGATGAACCAAGGAAAAAGCGTCTCGCGGAATTCCGGCATCGTCCAGACGGCGCTGAGCATGTGCTCAAATTTCTCGACTGCGTAGAACTCATTGTTCACTCCCATCTCGCCCAGGCTTTTCTTGCTGATCGCCAGGATCGGATTTTCCTTCAGATATTTGCGCTCATTGACCGCCCAGGTGTAGAACGGCCCAATTTTTTTGCGGGCTCCGATGCGATTAGAAGCTTTGCCCTCGTCGGTCAGTGGAATGCCGTTGAGGTATTGGCGCAGGTCATTGGTCGTGACGCTGGCCAGTGGCAGATGCCCGAACTTGGCGACGAACTTAGCCAGTCGGTATTGGTCATCAGAGATCGTGGCCGGGTTGAGCGCCACCAGCTTGCGATGCTCGAAGTACTCCTTGACGGCATCGGCTACTGAAATCTGAACGGTGGCGATATGCGTCCGGTAATACTCGTCAAAAGCCTTGAGTCCCACGGTGATATCGGCAGTGCCGAACTTCTCGCGAAAACCTCTGAGCAGATACTCGGCGTCGTTGCGATCGATGCGGGTAAAGGGTGCAGGGCGGCTGCCAGCGGCGAGCCCGCGCAGCTCGGCAATGGTACCAGCCGGGTCACGGGTCAGATCTTCGGCAAAGGCGATCGCGTCGTCTTTGCTGATAAAGCGGCGAAACCATCGTTTGCCGCTGTTGAGGTAGCCAGGGATCACTACCTGATAGCGTTGGCGTGAACCCTCTTGGGTGAAGTCGAGAACTTTAGCAGTCAGTCTTTTCATATACGATTGTGCAGATGATACAGTATGATCGGTCAAAGATCAACAGGATTCACACTTTTTATATACAGAATTTTCACCGCTCCTAGGAGACAGAGCTTGCCTGGGGCAATTTTTGGTGTCCGCTCGTCCCGGAGGGACGAGCTGTTCCCCAGGAGAAAGGGCTTTTAGCGCCCCGATTTGATACAGAAGCTGATACCAAATCTGCGAGAAGTTGCGGCAGTGCGAAAGCGTGATAGAACACCCTCATGCCAAGGAAATTTCATTTCGATTCGAAGGGGCTCGACCAGCAAATCCCTGCGCTTTTCCCGCCCGGTGATCACCGCAAGAGTATCGATCTTTATGAGCTGGCTGAACTCTCTGGGATCAGCATTACGACTCTGCGCGATTGGGTGCGGAAAGGCAGAATCGACGGCGCTTTCCAAAACGAGAAAGGTGGCAAATGGCGTTTCCGGCGCGAGCTGGTCTCGCAGTGGTGGCAAGAACTCCTTTCTCGCCAGATGGGTCGTCGCGACCGCTAGCGGCGCTTCACTTTATCCCTCGCCACATCGAGCAGGAGATTACTTCCAAGATGGCTGGCACATTCCAAATGCAAGGAAATGCCTCCTTCAGCAATAGACATATTCCAGTAAACGAAAGGCACGGTGACTTTTTTCCCACAGCACGGGCAGCTATCTGGGTAGGGAAACCTAGTCTCAAAAAAATCGAGGTTATCGTTCTCAGCCGCTTTCTTCGCCTCCTCGAGACTCAAACCTATTTCCAAGTAGGCTTCGATACGTTCCTGCGTCCTTGAAGGATCAAGCTTGAAACTTTCTTCAGTGACCAGCATTTAGGATTGCCTCTTTTGCGCGTGAGATTTTCAAGTCCTCATTTGAGGACTTGGATTTTTGCCAATCGATCGTTAGCAGCCGCCTCTTCCCGTTTAGTCCGAGAAGAGGCGGGGTTTTACCGAGGCTTAATGTTGGGGGCTAAGGATCTCGGGACACTGGCGCGGGATCCTGATTCGAGTAACGCGTTTGCCTTCAGCGAATTTGTTCCAGCAATCGACCAACACATTACCGATCTTGGCCGTACTGACTCTTTCGGTCTTTTTATCCAGCGAGATTACCCACTCGCGGAATTCGTAGGCTGGTTCGCCGATAGCGAGATGTTCACCCGAAACAACGGCATCACAGAAGCTTTTGGCGGCAACCGGATCTTTTTCTGCGAACAGGTAGTGAGCGCAGCCGATCAGGCCATCCGACAAATTTTTCGGTAATTGACGCACATACTCTTTGGCGATATCCCGTACTCCAGGATTAGCCTCTAGGCACTCGTGATACTCTGAATCACTCGATAATGGACCAGAGAATCCGCGCTTGGGGTTGAGACGATAAACCGCCAACAACTTGATGATATCAGCAGCCACTTTCGGCGCTTGTACGCCGTTTAGGTAAAACTGCTGAGCCAGCGAACGCGTACGGCCTGTGTCAGTCGTATGCATCGCTTCCAAGCTGATGCCATAGGTGCAAAAGAAGTAAACGGTAACGTTTGCTTCTATAACTGCCATACAGCGATGAAATCCGTCCACCATCTTTGGATGTCCGTGTTCATCGACTCCATCAAAACGGATTGGGGCTGCATTCCAGCGCCATCTTCCGTTACGGAGATCGCGAGCGTATCTCCGTACCGTCGCCATGCTTGGCGGACGTTGATACCTACTCCCATGCTTAACCAGCTCCCCACACCGCTCTGGATCGAACTTCTCTGGACCGCTTCGAAATTCGGGCGGAGGAGGAGGTAAATCTATCAGAGGTGGTGGTGATTCCGCTTCCGGCGGAATATCGTTGGGATCTTTTGGATCCTTTGGGTCTTTCATGAGCTTCTAGCTCCATTTTTTTAATGCGGAGCACATAGCTCCGATGGTTGCGAGGCGGGCACAGAACCATTGCGATCCTGCGGTCCCCGAAATGCTTCGAAATAACTTTTGGTCAGCTTTTGGATGTCGCCTAGGAGCTGAGTTTCGTCAGCCAAACTGAAACCCATTTTTCGTAGCAAGCGCTTGTATTCGATACTTAAGCGTTTGAATCGGCCCTGATAACCCTTTTCTACGAAGCGTCTCTTTGGCGGTTCTGGTTGCCGCTCTTTACTCAGCGTCCCGGCCCTCCGTTCCTGCCGAAGAAACATCTCTTCTCGTCGCCGGTATTTGTCGGCAACCGATTGAGCCCAGCGAATCCAGGACAGATCGATCGGGCCGGTCGTTCTATCCTCCATCTTGAGCGCATAAGTCTGGATACATTGCGTGTAGACCCAGATCTTTTCGTTGAGTTGTTTCCGCGATTGCAACCGCGCAATCTCCGGCTCGTTTCTTTGCAGAGTCAGGATCGCCTCCTGAATGATTTTCGTGTGGTCAGGTCTGGTCGGATGAACCGGGAGCGGCAACCCTTTTGGGAAAATGCTGGGCGCGTTGATCTCAGCCAAAAGCTCATCTTGCTTGGGATCAATTACCTTAACTTCCTTTTTATTTCGCGGTGAGAATTGTGCCCTAAGAACATTGGGAGGTCGTGTCAGCTCTAGCCGCTGTTGATCGGGAGAGGCTTTGGCGATTTTGCTCGCGATATCAAGGTTGACTCGTTTCTCTTTCACCGCTTGCATCAACTCCGGTACACCCGACTTAAGCACCTTTCTAAATCGCGACACCTGCGGCTCGCTAACGCCCATCAGTTTAGCTGCTTTTGTAAATGGAAAAGTGGAGTCCTCACGCGAGGACTCCACTTTTTGCGCATACTGATTAGTCCCCCATTTAAGCCCTACGAGGCGTGCAGCCACTTCAGTTCTTTGGAGTTTGGTTAAATGACGTCGTCGTTCGTTCTGATTAACAACATAAGCAACTGGATCATCAATTTGGGGACTGATTGTCTTGGACTCGATCCCAAGCTCATTACAAGCACGCTGACGTTGAGTGCCGTCCAACACCTTGCCTTCATATAAGGTAATGGGATTGAGTTGGCCGTTTTTCTGGATGCTCTCCTTCAAGTCGCAAAAATCCACCTCGCTCAAGGGCGGATAGCAGAGTGCGATTGGATGAGGCTCAAGTTTCATTGACCGACATCGAATGCAAACCACACTTGATAAGTCAAAGTGAATAATCATGTCAAATTATTTTTTCGCTCCCAGGGAAACGACCAGCGAAACGGCTTAAACAGAGGCTTCGCAGAAAGTGCGTGTGGTAAATTACTGCACGCACATGAACCACAAACCTAACAAAGTCGTCTTCCACCAAGGCGGCTCGCTCTCGGTCAGAATCAATGGCCGCTGGCGTGAGAAAATCAGAAAACTAACGCCCGCCGAATACCTAGCCCTACCCTACACCGATCGCGAACGGATCGTGCACGCAGAATACGATCAGAGCCGATCGCTGATCATCGGCCATAGGCCACTAGTCACAAAAAGACCGCCCGGAGTTTTTAGGCCCCGGACGGCTCGTATATGAACGTTTTCGCCCCTTTCGGGACTCTTTACTCTTAACCTTGATCACGGAATAAATCAAGTTTGTTCTGGTGGCGCTTCGCCTTCAGGCGCAGCTGGTGGCCCTTGCGGTTGCGCCTGGGGTTGCGGGGCTTGGCCAGCTCCGCCGACCGCACCGGCCTGGGACGAGTATGGCTGGGTGACGCCCTGAGGGCCGGTGGGTGCTGGCGGGGGAGTGGGTGAGCCGGATCGGCCTTGCTGGGCCTGGGCAGCACCAGCTGTGCCGGTCTGAGCCTGCCGCTGGAGCAGCGCGTTTCTCTGTTGACTGAGTTTTTGTTCGGCCTCGCTCGGCCCCAGGCCTTCAGAACCAGAGGTCTGAGCTTGATGCATTTTCTGTGCACCAGCTTCACGGTGCCGTTCGTAAGCGCCGCGCTTATTAAGCTCCTTCTCAACTTCATCAGAGAAATCGCTCGGAGTGGAGAGGGCTTGACCGTAACGCTGGACTTGCTCCATCTCGTCATCGCTGAACTGATCAGCGATCGGATGGGTTTGGTCCTGCTGCGGAGGTTGCTCCTGCTGCTGCGGTTGCTGTGGTTGTTGTTCTTTAGGCATTAGGGATCAATCCAGGTTGGGAGGCCGCCGCTAATCGGTGTTGTCCACACCCAAAAAGCGTTGGTCCCGCTGACGTACCGCATATCGCCAATCAAGTTGCCGCTTCGCGGTAGATCGGTTAGCGACTTTACTCCCACACATACCTTGGTCCAGAGAATGCGTCCATCTGGTAATTGTACCCGTGCAGCACCGCCGATCGGACGCGGCGCGAAGTGATTAACCAATTGCGCACGCGGCACTGTCGGAGTCGGCGCGGCTGCCACCGCCGGCGCGTTATTGAGCCGGGCATCAGCCAGTGGGTCAGCATTTTTGGTCCGGCTCATAAACAGGATGGCTCCAACCCAACCGATAGCCAAGGCGGCCATAATCGGACCCCAGCTAAAGTGGCGTTTGGACTGCTTCTGGTATTCACGCCGCAGTGAAGCGATGGTCGCTTCAGCTTCCGGCGAAGATTCTGCTCTGGTACGTGGCAACATATCAGTGATTCGCCGCGACTGTTTCAGTCTCCGCTGATCGAGAAGTGCCCTGGAGCCCATTCCCAAACATCACGGGTATGCCCGCAAGAATCGGTCCAGCTGGTGTGCCCGGGAGCCCAGGTCCACCCGTTGCTCACTCGGCCATGGTTATCGGTGTAAGTATAATGGCCTGGAGCCCATTCCCAGAGGTCTCCAGCGAATGCGCTCGTCCCTGCCAAAAGTCCTACCAACAGAAGTTTCTTCACGCTTTAAACATACGCAGCGTTGCGTAGGTTTCAAGTCTATGTTATCGTAAGGGGAAAATAGTTGGATTATTTACTTGATCTTTCAAGTAAACGGTCGATTATATAGTGTATGAGAACCTTGAAAACCTACGACAAAGACGGCAACCTGACAGGCTATACGGAGGAGCCGATGAGTTTAGGTGCTTGGCTCTTCATCATCTTTATCACCCCTGCTGCTATCCAGATCGGGATCTGGATCCTGATAGCCCTGGTGTTCGTGATAATGGCAGCGTTGCAATATCAGCCATTTTTATTTTTCACCGCTGTCATCTTACTCATGGTTATCGGCTTCTTTTTGGGACTAGCTAAGCGTAAAATCCGAAGGCAGAAAGCACAACAACAGCGTTCCGCCTGAAAAATTTCAAGCCGCTTCTTCGAGGCCCTGCTCTTCTTCTTGCGGCGCAGCCGCCCGCAGGTCCTCGTGTGCGAGCCCGTGCTTGGCCATGTAGGGTTCGAGCTTGGCCCGCATCTTAGGATCAGCGTGAGTCATGTATTCCTGGGCTTTAGTGACGCGCTTAGCCTTTTCGGCTTCCGCCGCATAATGGGCCCGGAGATCATTTGAACTCATCGGCTCACCAGTCTTAGAAAAGACTTTATCAAAGACATCGTCAAAGGATGCTTTCTTGGAGCCCTCACCCCGGGTCCAGCCTTGCTGGTCCCAGTGATGTTTCTCAGCGTACCAGAGGATAGCCTGGAGATCGTCTGGGTTAACGCCGATCTTGTCGGCCGCATGCTTCATCGCGTCCTGACTGAAGGCGAAATCGAGGCCACTCACGCCCGGTTCGCCGCGCGGCTGATGCCGCCAGGGTTCGTCGCCGGTCTGGCCCTCGTAGCCGAGTCGACGCAAGTGCCGTGCAGCCCAGACATCGATTGTCGCCTGGAGCGTGCGCCCGGATAGGTTCCCGGCGAAGTTGGGCGTCTTGGGTGCGCCGACTTCCTTGAGCCATGTACCGGCGAGCACCTTCAAGACCTGATCGCTATTGGCATTGTACTTGGATCCGTTCTGCTGCTTAGGCAAGATCCCGTGATGATCAATCCAGTGGGCCATGGCCGCTGCATCACTCTTATGATCAGGATCGTTCTCACCCAGGATGCCTTTCTCGCGCATGTACTTAGTCAGCGCGCCTTTGCCGCCTTGCTGGAGCTGGTTATGGGCCTCCAGATACTTCTGGATGTGGTTATCGAAATCGCCACGTTTCCATTGCTCATAAGCGTCCAGAGCCTGGATGAAGTTGTGACGCACCGGCGTTTTAGCACTGGTGGCTCCCAGCAGTTGAGCGAACATCTCACGATCATCGCCCAGATGTTGCTGGAGCTTCTCACGCATCCGCGAGTACCAGCCTTTACCGGCAGCGATCTCGGGAATGTCTTTGATCTGATTGTAGTTTTGGACGATCCGATCGCCCATGGTTTTGACGGCGCTAGTCTTGCGCATTGCGCTCAAGCGCCGTCGCTCAACGAAGTTGAGGTGGTTATGCTCATCCTCGCTCAATTGGTCCTCGTGGTCGTCCGCGCCCTCAATCTGCCCAAGGGCTTTCTTCTTTAATAATGGCGAATTAACCAGATTATAATCGGGCTGCTCAAAGCGCGGATTGCCTTGCGGATCATAAGAATAACCACCTTTTTCGTCCATGATCGGCTTGAGCGGCATGGCATCGGAATGCTGCTCTTCGAGGGTCTGAGCTACTCGCTGTTTTAAATAAGCTTGCCGCTGTTTCTCGGTTGCGCGCTCCCACTTGGGTTTCTCTAGGCCTTGCGCGGCGCTGGGGGCAGGCTTGGTTAAGGCTTTCGCCTTGGTCGGGGTGGGCACCTCACCCGGTGCCGGCGGCGGCTCTACAGGTGGCCGATATGCCTCGCCTGCTTCACGGCTAGATGGGGCACCCTCAGCTTCAGGTTTGGCCTCTGCCTTGGGCGCTTCGCCCAGTGCCGGTGGTTGAGCTTTCTGGGGCTTAGCAAGTTCTTCAGTGCCGGGTTTCTTTGGTATCTGCGGTTTCTCTGTAGGCTCTGGGGGCGCTTCTGGTACCGGTTTAGGCCTGGGAATAGGGGCGGCAGTTTTCGGCACGGCAGTGGGCGTTCCCGGCGTTTCTTCGGGTGTCTCAGGCTCTTCGGGCTCTGAGATTGGCTTGGGCGCAGCTGCCTGGGACGGCTTTGAGGGTAACGGAACTTCGGCAGCTTTTCTGCGGTAGTCCTCGATATTCAGTTTTCCGCTCACCCATTGTTTGCGCAGGTTATCCCGCATCTGGGTGTGTTCCTCCGGCGTGATCGATTCCGGGTCCTCTTCATAAGGCGTGATCAAGCCACCGCTGCCGCCGTGAAAACGGTATTCATTGGGATCTTCACCCATGGCTTCTAACTGTCTGCGTGCCTCTGCCTCGTCGATCCGGTTTTCGGAGAACTCACGTTCGATCTTGTTGATTAATCGATTGTCGTGGAAGCTATGATGGAGCGAAACACTGATCGGCACATCCGGTCGACCCCGCTCACTGGTGCGTTGTATGGCTCGCGTCAGATCCTGGAACTCTTTACCGGGCCGGATGGTCTGCGGCATATTCTGCTCACCTGCATGGTGAGCAACGATCAGGCCGGTCTTAAAAGTTCGGATACTTGGCTCCAGCACTCGTTGCCGCCAACCGGGCTCGTGCTGTTCGATATTGTGCCGCATGCGGTTGGTCTCACCTTCCTCTGTGATCAGAGTGCCATTGGCTCTGGCCAAGTCCCGCAGCTTCTGCGCGTCCTCGTGTTTGGCAAATGCTGCGGTGTTATTAATCACCGTATTGATAAAATCAGTTTCCTTATGAGTCAGCTTATAGGGCACATGTGAGGTGTCCGGTTCGCTGGGGTGGTGTTCGGTGCCAATCGCATAACCGCGTCCGGTGCCGCTATGTCCGGCATTCAAATTAGAAAAATAACCTTCTAAATCGTTAAAGAATTTGTGTCCGAGACTCTTGTAAGGTGTTTCCACACCCATCGAGGCCAGCTTCTCATTGAGGTGCTGGAAATTGTTGGCCAGAATGTTAGTTGAGATGCCCTGGATATAGCTCTGGTGGGGTTCATCGGCTTTGGTAGGAAGCTTGATGCCAATCGCAGTCGGGATGAAACTGTGCCCCACTAGTTGGCCCACTGTTGTACCCATGAGACGCGCCTCAGGGCTGTGCTCGTCATATTGAACCATTCGCGATTCGCGGGTTGGGTAACGCTGGGCTTCTTTGGGCGCGGAAAGATAGCTGATATGCATTGGTCGCTTTTCCGCGATTGCTTGCTCAGCTTCGCCTAGTATCTGATGCTGGCGTCCGCCTTGGCCTTCGGGCAACCCATTAAGCAGCTGATCATGAATCGGATCTCCTGGGACGAAGTGCTCGCCCTTGGTCATGCCGTCAGCCTGTTTCTTGACGCGCGGGTCATCCTCAGAGACCAGTGTAGCGTGCTCCTTCACCGCGTCAGACAACTTCAGTCCTGGTGTAAGCTTCGCGAATGATGGCGGGTTTGCTACACCATGGGTTCCACCTGTCGTAGGATACGGAGTCGGTTCCTCAGCCGGTCGTGGTTCTGGCTCAGGAACTGGCGCTTTATGCAACACCGGCTCTGGCGCAGTGGTCCGTTGCTCCTGAGGCTTAGGTGTCGGCGGCGCTGGAGGAGGAGTTTGCTGCGGTGGCCTGAAGGAGCCGCCCTCAACTCCCCTGACGGCCTGGGCGTGCGCTCTTAAAGCGTTTCGCAATAGCTCATCTACGTTAGCGCCATGCACATTGGCTACGAGCTGTTGAGCATGCGCTTTCTTGATACCCATGCCCACTAAAGCCTGGACTACCGCCTGTTTATCGGCTGACGCAGCAGTTGACGGTGCAGCAGTTGGTGGAACTTTCCGAGCAGGGATCTGCGGTTGCTTTGACGGGAGCGTAACCTCGGGAGAAGGCTTGACGCCTGTCGCCGTTGCCGCAGCCGGCGCAGGCGGAGGGAGCGCCAAAGGCTTGGCGGTCGAAGGCTGTATCGGAGCAGCTGGAGGTTGCGTCCGAACACCCCGAACACCTATAGGGGAAATGAGAGCCCGACTGCTCAGGGCAAACTTAAGAGCTTGTGGGCGTGTAAACCCACGAGTCATCAGCGCTGTGACCACGGGATCTTCTTCCTCTTCCTCTTCTTCTTTTGAAGCAATTCGTTTCGCTTTGGTTTTTCCATCACCAACAATAACAACGCCTCCAAGTGAGGGAGGGTAAGAAATGGAAAACTCGCCACCGCCCGGTGCAGCTTCGGTCGCACCACCACCACCACGGCCACCTCCGGCATAAAAAGGGCTTTGCTGCTGCTCTGCTTGCGCAGAACCACTAGGCCCGGCATAGCCTACCGAAACCATCGGACCACCGCCGAGAATTGGAGCACCTCCGCCGCCTTCGAGTGATGGTTTCCCGCCTTCACCTCCACCGGGGAGAGCTTTGCCGCCTTTACCGGCACCAGCGACAGCTTTGCCGCCCTCTGCTTCGCGACCGCCGAAATTGGGGTCAAACACGTCAAAGCGCGCATCAGCATATTTCTCTGGAACGGCGTCTGCGTAACGAAATTCTCTGCCATCATAAATAAATTTTGCGCCGGGCTTAGGGTTCCCAACTTTTGCTGCTCCTGCCTTATTCAGTGCCACATCGTAGCCAGCAATCATGTGGTCGACGTACTTGCCATGACCTTTGGCGCTTTCGGGATCGAGATTCGGATCAGTCTTGTAACCGAAATGAGTGACATTGAGTCCAGCCGTGGACTTCGGCAGTAGTGCGCCGCCGCCGTGACCAGCTATGCCTTTGCCGACGCCGCCGCCGGATTCGGCCACATATTTATAGAAGTTATCCCAGGGATAATCGATCGGATCGACTTTGCGTTCCGGTGCGATATCCGAATGTTTCAGGACGTTGCTATTACTGAGACCATATTTGTTTTGCAGGTAGGATGTTAATCGAGCAGTGGCTCGCACCTGGGCCTCGGGCCAATCCTGTTTGCCGTCGACGTGCTCCTGTTCAATGCCAATGGTAGCCGAATTGCCGTAGGTGTTATTATTGATGGTTTTTCCGGCATGCCACGCGCTGTCGTTGTCATTAACGAAGTGATAGATCCGTCCATCCCGGGTGACATAGTAATGGGACGAGAGGTGTTGAGTCAGCTGGTTAACATCGCCCTTTTCGCTGCCATCACTGGAATGCAGGATAATGTTCTGGATATGGTTACCGCCCCGGCCCTTGCTATAAGCATTGGGGTTAGCCGAGTACTCAATCATCTGGGGAGGCTGCTGCGGTTGCGTTGTCTGGGGTTGAGCTTCTGCCTGAGCCCTTTGCCGAGCCACCTCCCGGTAGTGCTTCAAGACAGGATCTTCCTCCAGGGGCACTTGAGGAGCCTCGGGCTCGGCCTGCGCTTTAGGTTCCTCGGGTTTGACTACCTTCGGCGGTGCTCCTGAGATTGTCTTAGGCTCCTTGCCACTGACGATGGCCTGGGCTTCACCCGGACTTTTCCCGGAAGTAATCAGGTCATTGATCCGGGTATGCTGATCTTCTTGCCCTTCGGGCAGTTGTTCGGTGGTCGTCGGTCCTTGAGGTGTCGGGGCTGGGACGACTAACGGTTGCTTGGCCTGCGGCTGGGGTTGCGGCTGTGGCTGCGGCTGTGGCTGGGCCTCGGTGGTGACTGGCTTAGCACCGCCATCAGCTGGGGTCCATGATTTCTCTGTGGGCTGTGAAGCTGCGGTCTGATCGACTGGCTTTGCACCGACATCAGCCGGAGTCCATGATTTCCCTGCAGGTTTATCGCTGGGCTTGTTGTCAGTTGCGGTCTCTGCCTTGCTCTGATCACTAACTGGCTTTGCACCAGCATCAGCCGGGGTCCATTTTTCTTTTGTCGGCTCAGCAAGAGGCGCTCCGCCTATCGTTCCCAGCCCCGGTGCCATCGAAGGAGGCGGAGTTGTTTCCGGCGGCAGAGTGGACTGGACTGGCTGCGAGACTCCAAATTGTGGATTGGTAAATCCTTTGTTCGGATCAAGGCCAACATCTGGAGCGTTTTCAGATGTCCATGGCGTTGGGCTCCCGGCATATCGACTGGCCTCCTCCAAAGACACGCGCTCTGCAGCCGTAGGCATTTAATAAAGCTCTATGGTGTTACCCACTCTCTGACGCCACCACTGCCGTCTGGACCCATAAAATGTGTTCCAGAAGGATATTTCTTTTTGAATGCCTCGAACTCCGATGGACTGTTAACATGTACCATAGGTGTTGGTGATGGTTGAGCAGTCGGTTTGGCTTCGCTTACCGTCGGAAGCTCGCGGCTACTATAAAGATTGGTCTCGTCAGGTATCTCCTTGCCTTGATCTAACCTAATCAGGTTCGCTGCATGTCTATCATCGATTTTTTGCCACTGCGTCTGGGCTCCGCTAACCAAGTTCTTGTAGCGAGTATCAACGGCTTTCTGGTAACCATCTAGGGCCTTTAATTTGGCATCCACATCTTGGCCGGAAAAAGCTGAATCACTAAGGACATCTGACTTCGGTATGCTCGGCAGTTCTACATTTCCTACCATTGGCACAGGAAGGCTAGGCAATCCTAATCCTTGGGCCGTACCAAGACTAACTAGTAATTCTGGATGTTCTTTGATCAAAATACGTGCATGATCGAGTTTCTGATCCAAGGTGCGGACGGCCTCAGCAACACTCGGCTCCATGAAGCGGAGCCATTCCCCACGAAGCCCAATAGATGTTTCTGCATTCTGTATTGCAGCATTACCTCTATCCATCGAGTTCAACTTTGGGTACCCATGCTTGGCCACTGTTTTAAGTATATCCTTAATTTGCGCAGTGGTTTTATGGAGATCCTCCAACGTATCAAGGCTGAGATTGGTGCCCGTCTCTGCAGGAGACCGTGTATAATTGTTATTCTGCCAAGCCCGCTCCAGCCACGGCTTCATCTCCTCTGGACTCATCTTTTTGATCTCCGCTGGCGTAAGCTGACCAGCTTTGACCCAGTAGTCCTCCATATGCTGCCGCATCACAGATGTAGGCAGCGAATACGTTCTGTATTCGTTTCTACCTAAATACCAACGGTCCTGATCATAATAGGATCCTTTCTGTCCTGGCAGAACTGTGTAAACACGCCCTCGACTGGGTGAATCGGGGTTGTCGTCTATATAATAAGTCGGACCTCCGGCCGGAGTACCTTCCACTCTGCGATCACCACTTATTTTATCAACGGGAGCGTCTTTCGCCGTCTTGTCTGCCAAGCCTTGGACCAGATCTTGATCCGCTTTGGAGACGTTAGGAATAGTGGGTGATGGCGCGGGCTCAATACGTGTGCCTGCCGGTCCCGTTTGAGCAGTTAACTGCTCAGGGCCTGGGCCACCTCTAGACGGAAGGCCGGTATAAGCACTGAGAGGATTCCCGTAGATATCCCTCAGCTCTTGACCGCCTGGAGCCGCTGGCGCACCGGCTAGCCCCCCGGCAATCGCTCCTGGCGCAGCTCCGGGCGCAGCCGGCGGCGGCTGCGGCTGGCCCACATTGCCGGTTGGCTGCATCTGGACAGCAGGCTGAGCGCCCTGCCCCTGTTGCAGCGCTAGCGCTTGACCGCTCACTGCCCCAGTGGGCTGCATCTGACCTTGGTCCGCTTGCGGCTGCATTGCGTCGGCCTGACTCAAAGTTATCGAGGTCTGGTTTCCGGCTACATTAGGCGCGAACCCGTTTCGTACCATCTGCGAGAGTGGGACCAAATTTGTCCCACCTCCCTTCATATGGAAGGCGTAAGCAGGCTGATTCAGTGGGCCGCCATGCGGCAGATAGGTCGCATCCTGAATCCGGGTATCAAAATTGTTCTTGCCCCATTTGAGCGCTTCACTGACCGGCGCAACCGGGTGCGCGTTCTGATTTTGCCACTGGCTCATCAGCTGTTTGCCCAGCGGTGTCTGATCCTGATCCTGGGGTTGTTGTTGCGCTTGCGGTTGTTGCGCTTGCAATTGCTCGTAACTTCCCGTAGCCGGATTAAGGAAATAACCCGATGGCGGCTGGTAACCAGCCGGAACACCTCGTTCACTAGAAACGAACTGGTTGCGACCTAAGGCTTCTCGAACCGCTACATCTGTTTGAGCTTGAGTTGGTCCCTGGAAGTCAGTTGGAGAAGGAGCTTGTGCTCCGGTCGCGGCAGCGAACATGTTAGTCGTCGCAGGAGTGACCTGTGCGGTACCACGTCCCATTTCCTTTGCGGTAGGCGGCTTCTTCTTCTCCTTCTTCTCCTCTGGTTTCTTCTGCGGCGGCTGCTCAGGCTGCTGCAACGGCTCGTAACTTCCGGTGGCGGGACTTAAAAAAGTTCCAGGTGGTGGTCCTCCTGGTGGTGTTGCAGGTGGTGCTTGTGGCGCAGGCTGTCCTCCCCCTTCGCCAGTGTCTGTGTTGACAGCTGGCGGTGGTCCTGTGCCGCCTCCTCCTGCTGAGGGATACCCAGGTATCAGTCTATTTAGATACTGTTGCGCCAGAGTAGGATCAGTGATTTGTCCTGGAGCAATTTGACTGTAGCCTTGCGGACCGGTTTGTCCCAGCAGGTAGCCCCAATCGCCCATCTGACGCTGCTTTGCGATTAGTTCCTGACCACGCTTGTACTGATCAACATTATATTGTATCTGCGCTCTCACCGCCGGATTGAGAGGTGATTTTTGGATCGCTTCACCGGCCTCCAGAGCTGTCTTGCCAACCTGTGCCCAGAGCGCTCCAGCGCCTCCGAATAGATGGGAGCCACCAAGGTTTCCACCAGTAACTGGTGTATAGCCTGAGGCTTGAAGACTGGCGGTTTGGAATTGGGTAGCTGGATCGGCCATAAGTTAAATTGCTATGTGTACGGATAATAAGGGGTAAATGGGGAAATCGTCTGCTGTCGCCTACTGGGCTGCGCTCGAACCTGACTCAATTGAGCAGCTGGCTGTTGCCCTTGACTACTCGGCGGATTTGGGATTGCTGACTTCTGCCAAGTCCAGGGTTGAATTGAGTTAGCGTAAGTCTGGGCGGCTTGAGAGACCGCTGAAGCAAGGCCGCCGAGCGCGCTGCCGACATTCCTGCCGACATTCGAGGTACCGCCAGCGCCATCGCCGATCATCGGATTGCCAGTCATCGTTGCGCCTGGGCCAGCAGCGGCTTGCGCGGTTAGGTCCGCATTGGAAGTAACCAGATTATGACTGGCATCATAAACTTCACCGCCTGGGCCCATGTACGCGCCTTTGCCGCCGACATCTTGCGCGATCGATTTTGGATCGCTATCCCACACATTGCCCTGGGCATCGTAGATGGCTGCAGGCCGTTGCTGATTTTGCGGTTGATTAGCCCAGTTAGCATAATCTTGGGAACTGCCACCTGGAGCGGCTGGCGGGGTAGAGCTGGACTTCTGCCTGCTACTTCTGGGAGCTTCTGATGGCGGGGTGACTTGGTAGGATTTGCCTTGAGCCGTGACCGCGCCGGTATCTGATTCCGGGGTAGGCCTCGGAACCTCAGACGGTTGGTCATCATCGTCGGTTACTGAACCTCCAGATTGCATTTTAACCGGGGTTCTCCCATCGAAGAGTTGCGCTGCCTGCTCTTTAGTGAGCACATACTCACCAGGAGTCAGGAGTGCTGGAACGTTATCCTTGTTTCCGCTACCGGGCACTAATCCGCCGGAGCGCATCTTAATGGGTTTTCCTCCTTTTAGTGCCTCCTGCAGTTCACCGTGAAAGCCAGCGATATCCGCAGGGCTGGCAGAAAAGGGATTGCCACCGTAATGAGCATATAAGCTCATCCCGGCATGAGTTAATGCCAAGTTATGAGCTGCATCGAATCCAGGCTGAGTTGGAACCTGACCTGAAGGAGCTACACCGGGGGCAGCTGGTGGCACCACTCCCTGGACGTTAACTCCTGGAGCCGGTGGCGCTGTGGCCCAAGGCTGCGGCCGAGCGACTTGAGTCCCGGTCGCTTGAGGCGTGGGCGTAAAAGGGCTCGTGCCGATTGGGGTCGATGGCTGCAGGGCTTGAACCCTAGTAAAAACGCCCGGCGTAGTTGCCCAGGGTCCAAGGTTTCTGCCTGCTAGTCCGACATTCCGGGCCGTTGGCACGCCAGCCGTAACAACAGTGGGAGTGGCTCCAGTTGCGCTAGACTGCCCGATACCGCTTGAAACACCACTGGTCGGATCGGCTGGACCCGGTGTCGGCGGATAAACGGCGCGCTCGTTTAGCGCCCGCGCACCCAGATTGATCATTACCTGATTAGGGTCAATCGCGCCGCCAGTAACCTGTTGAGTGCCGCCTGGACCGCCGCCGACTTGACTGCCGCCAGTAATCAGTTGGTTGCCTTGACCACTGAGGTTACTAGCCAGTTGGTTGCCGCCTTGAGCGCCTTGGCCAGCCACCTGCGGGTTATCGGGCGCGCCAATGCCGCTAACAATTCGCGGGCCGGCTTGAGCTTGAGCTTGATTCCCGCCGCCGCCTCTCCCAAGCAAAGTGGCTAAAGTAGCCAGCATACTGGGCGTAAGGCCGCTGCCGCCGATGGTGGGAAGAGTAGCGTAACTGCGCGTGCTGCTGCCGCCGGTGCCAGTTGTCGCTGTGCCGCCGCCGCCTACCGACAAATTCATAAGCTGGGTCGCCTGATCAGCGGTATAGCCAGCTTTTTGCAGTGACTGGATTTGAGTATCGTCTAAGCCAAAGACGTTTTTTAGATTGCCCCAACTCGCTTCGGTGGCCATAGTTTCATTCCTCCCCAGCTGCAGCGGTGCGTTGTAGCGCTACACTCAGCTCGGTAAAATTCGAGAATCCGGTTTCCAACAGGTATTCTTCGGGTGTGCTTTTGAGTTCTAGTCCCTCCTTTTCAAAGTGTTCAGCCAACTGGTCGAGCGCAGTTTTCTCCAGATTAATCGTGAGCCAATCGTCCACGCCCGAGCTTTTGAGTTTCTCTTCCTCGCGTGCGGCTTGAACCGCCCAGTAATCAAAGGCCTGATGGGTACGCAGATAATCGATTATTGAGCGCGTGTTGCGCTGATAGCCTTTGCTAACAGTTATGTGGTGCTGAAGTTTGCGAATCCGCGCATTCTGAATCATCAACCGATCGTATTCGGGCACGCTCCAGCCGTTGTTTTCTAAGAAGGCGTGGAAATCGGCCTCGGTAACGATCTCGCTCTTTTTCTGAAAACGTGCGCTTTCCCGGCCGATCTCTTCGATCGATACGGTGACGCTAAAGAGATTACAGAGCATCAGCGCCAACTCTTGGTTAGCGCTATCCCAACAGATCCGTTCCCATTCCGGGTTGTGTAAGAGCACGTAGGAATCGATGTGCTGCTGTGGGACCGGGGTGCCGTTTACATTGATTCGCCGGTCCCGGTCGTAAAGAGCCTGGAAAAACCCCGAGAGGTATTCCGGCTTAGGCGTTTCGACTATTTTGGGCTGATAGGTGGAGAAATCCGTCAGCGCATGAACCGCATCGATTCGTTTCTGATCGATCGAAGGAAAACTGATTCCGAAACGCGCTTCCCAAAGCTGGTCGCAGATTTGCGGAGTTCGGTCCATGTAAAAGATTTTGCGTGCGCTTTCCAAGAACTCTCTGGCGGCGATCGCGACCGGTTCGCCCGGGAATTCCCGCTCATAATGCTCAACCGCAGCCCGAATGTTAACTAACGGTACCGTCGAAGGGAAATAGACTGGCCCATCGAGTGAATCGCGAGCCGCATAGGAAAGAGCTACCTCGCTATCGTCTTCGGTCACTCCGTCCCGGTACCATTCGTAGATCTGGCCGATGCCGATCATGCCGAGGTAATCCAGTTCAGCCGCTCGCAAGGCACCAATCGAGCTGGCACCGTAAATAGCTTCGATCCCAGGGTATTGGAGGGCGTAAACCAGCTCCTTGTGCCAGACTGACAAATTCTGCCGAAATTCGCCGTCAATTAGGATGATTCTCGAGGGAGAGTAGGTGACAACATCGGTGACAATGTCGCCCTGGCGCGCGGGCGGCCGGTAAATGGCATTGGGTAAAATCTCGCGTGCCTTAGCTACCGGCAGACTCGGACCCAGATAAACGAGGATCATTCCTTTTTCCATTGTTCGCCCTCCTCGTTATTGGCTGGTGGCGCTTTCTCAGCCAAGGTTTCCATCTTGCGCGTGGCGTAAGAGAGGCAGCGCAAACCGGGAGTCCAGTGGTCGAATCGGAAAGGCTCGCATTGGGGACTGAAGACTCTGACTACATGGACCGCGCCGTCCAGAAAGACACCCATCGGTTTAACAAAGACCTCCGAAACGCCCGATTGCCGGATCAATTTGAGCAGGTAACGAAGTTCGGTGCGGATATCGGGAAACTTGGTTACCCGATAATCGCTGAGTGGACTACCAACCGGCAGCTCGCTGAACATCGAATCCAGCTTGTGCTGATCCATGTGTTTCATGAGAAGGAACTGCCGCCGGAACAGATCATCGCGCGCGCCCGAGATGTAACAGGCACGCGCCTGAACCGCTTCAGTGATGGCGCGGATAGCCGCGACCTCGGCATTAAGGTGACAACCGAATCCGCCAAAGGTGCCAGCCACATGGCCGCTCAAGTCCAACAGAATGGCGCTAAAGACCGGCACCCGAAAATCGTCGGTCGTGATATCAAAGAGGTAGAGCTTAACTTTAGCTGCCTCGATTTTGCGCACGAGACCTTCCATGCGCTCGCTCAAGTTAATCAGCGGGCTGCGCGTTGGTAAGACCCCACAGTTATCCAACAGGAACTGATTCAAGGTCCAGGCATCGCGTTCGATGATCTCATAAAGCCCACTTAAAATCGCGTCTTCCTTGGTGCCGCCACTGGCAAGGCCATTGGAGCCCATCTGGACAAACATTAGCGGCTGGTTCTTTAACCTTGACGTCATCCAGATCAGGTCACTGGGTATAAGAGTGCTTTTACCGTTCTGGGCGTTGGTCACCTCTTCCCAGGCTAGCTGAGTGAAATCATTGAATGTGCTGGCTCTGGTTGGAAAACAATCCTCAATCGCGAGTCGATCCTCGGCCGGGATATCAGTTGGTCGTCCAACGATGAAATCGCCTTGCGGATGTTCAGCCGCTTCAAATTCAATGCCCTCAAGAATCGCGCCGCAGCGCGCATAATCTCGTTCCAGACCTTTGCCGCCGTGGATGCTGATCGTGTCAGAAAGGGCCCGGACACAAGTAAAGACGGGCACGCCGATCGAGTCCAGGCCGGTCAGTTCCGCTACGCGTGAGATGGCAAAGTTCTTGAGCAGCTCAGCCCTGGAAAGACTGTTGATCGCTTGGGCGGTCTCAGCGCGAATTTGGGAACGAGTTTTGGTTTCAGAGTCTGACATAGACGGTCCTTTCGATGACAGGATCCATCAAAAGTTTGACCATGGCTCGGACAACTTTGTGAGCGCGCACTATCTCGGCAAAAGTTTTGCCGTGACGCAGGTAGGTCCGACGAATGATTCTGGGCGCTTTGTTTAAAAGCCAATGACGGAAAGTACGCATCTGGTGGCCCTCGCCGTAAACTGCGCGCGCCACCCAGCAGCTCAGGGCGGCAATGGTCGCGCCGGTCGTTGCAGCACTCGTTCCCACACCAACTGCGGCACTGGCCATACCGGCACTCTGCTGGGCCTGGAGCTGCTGCTGCTGAGCGTTCATCTGAGCGGCGTTGAAGGCAATGCCGTTCATCGTCGCATAGTTGGCCTGTTGGAACGAATTGTAGGCTCCGATCTGGCCCAGCTCGGCCTGGGCGATATTGGTGCCGCCCAGGCCGAATGGACGTTTAGCAAACTGCTGGCCCGCATTGGCAATAGAACCAAGGAGGTTCTGCGCTTGCTGGCCCTGGAGCCCGCCATAAATCTGGGCCATTTGAGCGGTATCCATGCCGTACTGCTCCTGAGCAGTTTGAGCCGCTTGCGAAAGGCCGCCCGCGACCGCAGCGCTCTGGCCACCGAGCGCATAGGTTTGCGCACCCTGTTGCAGCTGCTGACCACCCAACCCGATGGTCTGGCCACCGGCACCGATCGTCTGCGCGCCTAGACCTCGCAATTGACCGGCCTGCCCGAGCATCGAGGCATACTGGTTGATGTCCTGCATGGCCTCGGCACGCCGTTGTTGGCCGTACTGCATCGTGTTCAAGCCCAACTGTCGGGCGGCAGCAGCCTGCCCGGCCATACCTTGACCCAGCGAAGCTGCGCCAAGCGCGCCGGCAGTCGTGCCCAAGCCAGCGCGCATCATTTGCTGCTGGACCTGCGGATCAATCGGCGCATTGAGCAGGTTCATCCCGGTCTGCCAGGGAACCTGAGATCTACCGGCTAATTGGCTGCCGAGCCCGGCGATACCCTGTCCGATCCCGGCCTGCTGCTGACCAAGACCAATCAGTGGTTGAGCTAACCCGGCCTGGGATTGGCCCAGCGAATAGATTGGTTGAGTCGCCTGCGCGGCAGTGGCCGCCGCGTTACGGATCCCGGTGATGTCGCTGGTGGTTGGTGTAGCCCAGCGTCCGGCGATCTGGCCGCCCAGGCCCTGCATCAAAGCCCCTTGCCCAACTTGGCCCTGGCCGACGATCCCAACCTGCTGGCCAAGGTTAGCTTGGTACTGATCGTAGGCGCTCTGTAATGAAGGGTAACGGTTAGCGAAATCCCGATCGCTCAGCGCGTAGGATTGGATATCGCCACCGACCGCCATCTGCTGAAGGCTCTCGGGCGTAAGATAGGTAAAGCTCGGGGGCGCTCCCTGAGCCCTGAATTGAGTAGAGCCGCCGCCACCACCGCCGCCGCCCATATTAACCAGCCTCCTCGGTGTAGATGTAGGCCTCTTCGGGCGCTTTCTTGAGTCGCACCATTCGCATACCTTTGGGTCCTATCTCGGTTGCCTTTTTGCAGAGCATGAAAACTGGGTTGCCGATGTGCCGCTTCAATTCGGTGGCCAAGCTCTTGGCGACCTTCACGAACTCCCGTGAGGACATCATCTCAGGATGCAGCGCCGGGTAGATACAGGTCTGCTGGATTGCTTGGAAAAAGCCGCAGACTCGTCCCTTATGCAGCACCAGATAGATCGGGAACTGGCGACTAACCTGGCCGCCCCACAGCTGTTCGGCAATTCGGTCAATACCGAATTGAGCGATCTCGCGTTCGTTATTGATCTGGATGAGCGACATACCGCTTTTGTCTGGTTCAGCTAAGGCGTGCATCGGCAACGAGGTAACAGGCCAGGGTATCGCCCCGGCGGGTCTGGTTAACGGTGAGAGCAACGGCGGTCGCGGTAGTCCCTGCGGCTTGGCTTAAGGTGATTTGAGTGCCTGAGTCCACGCTACGGATCACGGTCCCGAATGGGATCCCAGCTCCAGTGACCGGCATGAGGGCCTTGAGATTGGCTGTGCTCGATACGGCAGTAACCGTAGCGCTGCCGCTGGTTATATTGCCAGTAACAGAAACGGCCGTCAGAGTTGCCGAATCATTCATGCCCTTGCGCATGGCTGCCAGGGTAGCCTTGGCAATTTCATAGCCCGTCGAGAGATCGCTGATGAAACCCGGATTAGCCGGAGTCACATAACTGTAGGGCACGACATTCGGAGCGTTGCACATCCGATGAGCAAAGAGCTGTGCGATCATCCATCGACCATCAAGCTGGCATTGGCCAAAGCTTGGAATCGATGGGGTCTGACTCTGGTAGCCGAACCCGGTCCAGTAATAGCGAGTGGCCTGCCAGTAATCGGCGTCAAAGACCGGCATCGAGTAATAGCTAACACTGGGGGCAGCCTCGAGTTTTAGGCCAGTGAGTTTGATTTGGTTGTTGGCAATCGATAACAGATTAATGTTGGCGCTAGTGCCGCCGACAAACTGGTTCTGCCAGCTATTAGCACTGGCTGTTTGCCATTGACTGCCGATCGCGAGGGGCAACCCGAAATAGAGTCCGGTCACTCCTTCACCAAAGTTCCAGGTGCCTTGACCAGTGGGTAGCGGCGGAAGGCCTGGAAACTTGATTCGAGTCCATACATCGGGCGTAACGATCTGGAATGGAAGAACAATCGAGACATCGCGCCCGGCACTGGTTAGATAAGCTGAGTAATCACCCGGCGTATTGGTCCAGAAACTGAAAGACAGACTCAATGCCTGTCCGATTAGAGGCGAGATATCGATCCCTTCAAAAACATGCTCATGAGTTACTAGATCGGTTGCGGCCGGGCTGGGCAAAAGAGAAGGGCCAACCGTATAACGAATGGCTGACGGAATGGGATCGTTGTCAGCTCCAGCTATCGGCCCGGTATCGGCATTAATAGCCACAAACCCTGCAGCCTGAGTATTGCGGAACAGTGTCAGATCATAGGTCTTGCTGACTCCGTTGGGCGGATTAAAAGCGGCACCAGTCTGCTGGACTTGATAAGCAGAATTCTTCGCGAAGTTAGTCGCTACCTTGGTCGATACCGTTTGCGGCTGGTAGCTCTGGGTAGCGTCATTCCAGAAGTACCATTGATCGCCCATCGCGACGGGGCCTTGATCAGTCGTAGGTAAGGTCGAACCAGCTGGCAGGATCAATCCAGTCAGGAAGTTGCCTTCGATATAGGCCTCCATGTTCTGGACGGCCTGTTGGAAGGTCTCGTCCATGTCGCCCTGGAAACCTTCCGGGAAGGGCGCAATCGCAATCGTCAGCGGTATCTGTTGTTGGGGCATTTACCAGTGATGGTTTTTACGTGAAGCAGGTAAGACCTGAGGCCCAAATGGGTTCATCACAAAAAGCGGCTCGTGCATGAGCGTGTCGTAAAGCAGCTCGCGTGATCGGCTCGAATAAATCGCGGGCATACCGGTCTGAGGGGCGAGCCCGATCGGGACCTGGGAATTAGGCTGTGGCGGCGGCGTTGTCTTCGGTTTCATGCAGTTGCTTCGAGCACGATGTGCTGGCTTTGAGTTTCATCAGTCGGACAAGTCCCTTGCGGACTCTGGAGCTGCCGGTCGTAGAAGAATTTGATCGCGCGCACACCCATCCGGCCTTGCCACTGGATCATGAGCTGGAAACCTTTATCGACTCCGTCCAAGCGCCCGATCTCGAGGCAGGCGGCTTCATCGGCGCTCTCGTGTACGATAAATTCCTGGGTCCGCATGTGCCGGACCTGCCGACGATAGTTCTCGAACCGGGTCGTCTTACCCTCAGCCACATAATAGAGCTTGGTGTCCTGGCTGGGGTTACCCCAAGGGCCAACGTCGGCACGCAAAGTCGTAGAAAAGAGCTTTTGGTAATTGCCACCCAGCCCAGTCACGTAGACCTGGACCGGCACAATGCCTTTGAGGTTGACAAGCATGAACTCGGCAAAGACAAACCGGTAGTAATCGTCGGTCTCCAGCGTGAAAGCTTTGGTCTCTAGCGAGCAATGAATCGGGTTTTCAACATCCTGGAACTGATTAGGCGTATAGTTCTCGTACAAGTGGATGTAGGCCTGCGGCGGCATCGTGGTCTCAGGCTGTGGCGATGGACTATCGCCGTAGTTGAGCGACAGAAAGCCGCTCGAGTAAGCCAATTCATAGTTGTGCTGGGTTCCATTAATGATCGGAGAAGTAAACTGTACCGGATAGCTGCCAGTCCAGATTCCCACCCAGCACATCCCTTGAGTGTTATTGAGTTTTTCGGCTATGCCGCCGTCCATGATCCATGTGTGCCGGTTAAAGGGCGAGCTGGCGGGCATCGCCACCATCAGCACATTTTCCCAGAAGCCGATTGCCGCATGAGTCACATCGGGCGCAATTAAGTTTTTGCTCCGCTGCATCTCAGCGTCGACCGTGAGCAGAACGGTGCTCAAGTTTTGTGTCAGAGCGCGGTCGTAGCTGATCAGCCCGCGCGCGGTGAGAATCCATGGCATCCCGTGCAAATTAGCGATAGCAAATGGCGCGATTAGTCCTACTTCCAGGTTAACGTCGGCCTGGAAATTGGGCGTAGTTTGCCACTGGGTGCGGTCCTGAACCTGACTCTGGAGCGAATGCATACTCGAGTTGGTCAAGACCAGGATGCCTTGGACCGGTGAAGGCCAGAGATTGACTACCGGCCGTGGGAAACGGAAACCCGTCTGTTCGGCCAAATACGTCTCTTCACTGAAACTCTGCGGATAAAGCAGATCGGAAGCGAACACCAAGTTACCGATCACTAACCAGAGGCGGTTGTCTTGCCAGAGCATGGCCGTGCCGGTCGGCATCGGCTTTGCTGGTTCGCCGGTGACATAATTCAGGTTGACGACGCCGCTGGAAAAATCGCTCGTATCCCAGTAACAGGGAAGGCTCGAGCCGTCCTGCATGAAGACGACGTTCTTCGGCTCGATCGTAGTAATAAAATTGCTGCTATCGTACTGGATTGCCTGTTCGGCGTTACAGAACCAGATCCGCTCGGCATCAGGACGAAGGTTAACGCCTTCCATCGGTGTCCAGTCAGTAAAAGGAAAGGGCGACCAGTAGACTTTGCCGTCGATCGCCACCAGTTCGTAGTTGCGGTCATCCATTGTCCGCACCCAGAAGTGACCTTGTGCCCGATGGCCACAAAAACTCTTGACCCGACGTTTGGCCGGCCGGGTCTGAACTACACCGCCACGGTTAACAGCGTTAACTGCCCAGGCGTAAGTGCCCTGAACCAGATCGGTCGGGTAAAGATAACTGTCGACCCCGCCCGACCATTGGCCGTCCATGAGAATTTTGTAGGACTGCGCTCCCATAGTATAATCCTCACAAATGCGTCACCCCAACCAAAATCAGATCAGAGCCGGGATGAACACGGCGATTAACCTGCTTGGACAGCGTTTTGATCGCCTCATTGTAGTGAGGCGTGTCGGAACCAATGTCCGCCGAAAAGCTCTTTGGCTTTGTGTCTGCGACTGTGGAAAAGAGATTACCGCAACGGGGCAAGCATTGAGGCGTCACGGCACCAAGAGCTGTGGTTGTTTGCGTCGCGAGGTGACTGGAGCCAAGAGACGCACTCATGGCATGACTAGATCGAAAGTCTATTTGGCGTGGATGAATATGAAACTGCGCACAAAGGGTTCCAAGAGAATAAAGGAAGTTCGCAATTATCAGATGCGCAGAATTACCGTGTGCCCTGAATGGGAAAACTCTTTTGAGAGTTTTTATCGCGCTGTTGGCGAACCTCCTGAACCACGGCTGACTCTTGAGCGCATAGATAACAATCGGGGCTATGAGCCAGGAAATGCGCACTGGGCTACTTATCGGGAACAAGCCTTGAATCGACGAAAGAAGAAGGATTGGACATAGAGCTGGCATCTGAACGAACGATGCCCCCCAAGTAGACGGATCGACCTGCATCCCGAGGGTCTCGTGTGGATGGGTGGCGCGCCATTCCTGCTGGAGCAACATGCTGGCACTCTGGAGAAGGGCTCCCGCACTGGCCGCATCCATGGTAGCCGTCTCAATTGAGCGCAGTGCGTTCATGAGCGCGCTACGCGAGCGCATGTGTAGCGGATCGGTGAGCGAAGTAATTTTGAGTAGGCGTTTCTTGTAACGGAGCCGCACCGTCACGGCTTTCTGGCCGATCTTGATAACGCGGAACTTCGGTTCGGCCACATTGGGCCAGAAGGTGCCTAAGTTCTGCAGGTATTGGGTGCCGTCCGTAGCATAAAGCTGAATGAAGCTTTGAGGGCTGCCTTCGATAACAATCCGGTCGATTCGCTTAATAGGATTTTGCTGGTTAGTGATATCGTAGCTGTTTTGTTCACAAGTTATTGGAATCCCGAGCAGACCATCAGGGCCGTAGATCGGCAGGTCGTTAATGTCGATGCCCCACACCCGAATAGGGGTACCGTTGTCAGTGGCACTAACAGGAGCCGCTACTACGTACGAAGGAGCTATTAAAGGGAAAGCGCACGGCATCTCGCCGATCTCTTCCCAGCCGCCGCAGGGCCGGTTGGAGCCGACTGCATCAGCCTGATCGTTATCCTGGCCCAGTCCGTTCATGTGAAACTCGAACCATTGGTTCCTGAAGGTGCCGATCGAGTGATTCACATTGATGGCCAAAACCTGATCAACGTACTGAGGTAAGGTTACATAGAAGCTGTCCCAGGTCGTGATATCGACATAACCGATCATTGGATCCCACATCGGCCCGAGGTTAGCCAAGAGCTCGATCGCCTCAGTCATGCGATCAAAAATCTTCTGCTGGCCGATTGGTCCGAAGACGTCGCAAGCAAAGTCGTAGAGATCGGCGGCGATAATCGAATCGCGCGTGTTGATCGTCAGGTTAAGCGTCGGGCTCGTCTCAGCAATGTTGCTAACACGCTGGAAGAGGTTGCGCGCCCCTTGGTCTTCTTCGAGGAATCGAAGAGCGTTTTGTTCAGCGGTAGCTCCGTCGTCCCAGTTGAGGGTGTCGTAGGCTTTGATGGCGAGGCAGGCGGTGATGATCGCTTGCCGATTGGAGAGAGGGATGACATCGGTGGGCAGGGTCAGTTTGTAGGTGCGCCGCCGACAAAGCATTTTGCAGGCAACAGCGTTCTGAGAAAGCTTGATCCACTCAAACTGCGGGTAATGCACTTCTGGAGCCCATTGGGCTACCAGAGCACTCTCTAAGACGAAGTGATTAGAGTAGACCGAGATCGTGCCCTTGGTGTCGGGCTTGGAGGCTTCCAGTATCCCGTAGATCTTCGTCTCGTAAGGCTGACCAATAAAGACATCGAGCCAACTGGTGGATTGATCTTCGTTAACGACGTGGACTTTAATGATTGTATTGAGATCGGCTGAGTCGCTCGACATCATAATGTAAGGCGCGCCGCCGGGCGGCCACGGTTTCTGCAACGCTTTCCAGCCACGATCTTGCCAGCTCCAGCCAGCCTCGGGATCAATCGAGCCGGGCCCGTTCATACTGAACTCGAAGAACTGGTTGCGAGTGAAGGCCGGCGCTTTATTCAGATTGATTTTGATCGGCTTTAAGACATGCGGTGGGAGACAGACGTAGTAGCCGTTAACTACGGGCAGATCGACGTAACAAATCAGTGGATCCCACACCACATTGGTTTTGGTGGGTTTGTTGGCCAGCAGTTCGACCGCGCGCGTCAGGACGTCATAGGTGTAGGAAGGTTCGCAGGTTCCGAGCACCCGGCCCACCTGATCAATGACGTCAGAGACAACAATCATTTATTGAACATCTCCCAGTGGGTTTTCTTCTTCTTGCCGTTGCCGTTGAACTTCGGGTCGTGACCGGGCTCGATGGAATAGATCTCGAGCCGCAACGAGCATGAGCGCCGTTTCTTTTTGCCATCGCCGTTTTCTTCTCGATGGGTGCGCGAGATCACCTTGAAGTGGATCTCGGCTACGCCTTCGTCAGGCAGATCGAGAATGCGCTCATCGTCGACGTCACTCAGAAAAAGATCTGGGTAATGCTTTTTATCTCTGGCCGATTCCATGATCGGAATGGCCAGCTCATCAAAGCTGCGGCCTAACTCGATCGGTTTGGTATGACTCATAAAAATTGAGGGACCGAGCAACCCTTAAGGCATCTCTTCAGTGCCATTGGCGCAGGCTCTTCTTCCTGAGGTTGATATTAAGAGTGCACAGAAAAGTCGTCGGCCCCTCCCGGTGGAAAGTGAGAGAAAAAAGGGCCACCAGAAGGCAGCCCTTTTTCGCTTATTACATGGAGTAGCCTGAAGCCGTGCCAGGATAGGACGGGCAGGTCAGGAAATTAAAGGTCGGGTTGCAACGCTTGTAAGCGATCGGAATAACGGAATGCGGACGCTCAGGCCGATAGGCTCTGATCATCTGATAGATGTGGTATCCGTAGTCGCCGTAGGTGTTGCAATCGTTATCCCGGATGACCGTGAACTCGAGCTCGCCTTGGGCGAACTGGGCCGGGAATTTCCAATCACCGACTCCCAAATATTGCTCGGGAACCAACCGGCGGAAAGAGTTGGCGAAGATCAAAAATCCAACTTCATACTGGGCATAGAGCCAAGCCGGATTAGTCCTCGCTCCAAAACCAGTAGTGACAGGAACCGCAATCTCCGGTTCGATGAATTGCGGAATCAATTGCCCGTTCAACACAGTGAAGGCGTTGAACCTCAATGGTTGCTGATCGATACCAAAGGCAATGCCCCGATAGGGACCTTCCCAACTGTACCCGGTCAAACTCTCGGTGCCGACCTCGTACCGACCCGTGGTCAGGTACTGCAGATCCTGGTGAACATTCAGTTCGTCGCGGAAAACGTTCAACTGATTCTGCGAGCCAATGAACTTGGCTACTGTACCCCTCTCTGATTCGAAGGATTCGCATAGCAGTGTCTCGTGCGCGAACACGAGCAGGTATTGGAGAAAGCTGAAGGTGAGGTTGGCATCCGGCGGAGTCGAATCGTTCATCGGAACGTCAATCATCTGCACGTCGCCGTTGACCATTTGTTCGAAAGTCCTGCCCTGATTGATTTTGACCTTCACTCCTGAGTGGAGGAAGAGCTGGCTTCGAACGTCGCAATTGGCAAGGTAGAGCAACTGTTTTTGGAGAGAATCTTGAACTGCCGCGTACGAGTTCTGGAACGCGGACCGCATTTGTTTTACACAAACTTTTGGACCGCGCCCGCGCAGGGTGCCAAGCCGAGTGATGTACTCGGTCGTTCCGACCTGAGCGATCTGGCCGAAGGTGCCGCAACTGTCGGTATCGTTAATGTACTCAGGAAGTACCAACGATTGACCGAGAATCGGTCGCTCAACGACCACGTTGCGCTGTTGATCACTGATCGCGTTTTCGAAAACGCCGCCATCCAACGTGTCGTTGAACGGGGCCCGCCGCATAATTAGAGTCGTGATCTGGCCGACTAATCTATTATTGTCCCTGTTGGCAAAGTCTGTTGCTTGAATAGGGGTTACGATGCAATCACCCATAGGATAAAAGAAGGGGGTTAGGAAAATACGGGTTTGCCGGTAGCTGGAACGCTTCCGGTGGGTTTCGGCACCCGATTGACTCCGGTGGCGAGCTTTGGAACCTCAATAGTGCAGGAGGCTCCTGAACTGCGATTGACACTAAAGAACTTTAGTTACCAAACTGCAATCTAAAAATGCTGAGTTTCAATGCCCTGCCTACAAGGTTACAGCAAAAGATCTTTATCGAGCCCAATTCGGGATGCTGGCTCTGGACCGGCTATATCGATTACAAAGGCTACGGTCGAATAGGTATTTCTGGAAAATCCACAGTAGCGCATCTTGTCGTCTGCAATGCGCTCGGCAAAAGCCGACCGCCTAGATTAACGACTGACCATCTTTGCCGAACTCGTTGCTGCGTAAACCCGTTCCATTTGGAATTCGTTAGCAATAGAATCAATACGCTTCGCGGAGAGAACTTTATCGCCCAGCAAGCACGCCGGACTCATTGTCCGGCTGGTCATCCATTCGATGAGGAAAACACCTATATATGGAGAGGTCACCGACATTGCCGCGAATGCCGTCGCATTTTTGATCGGAGACGCCTAAAGAAGTAAAAAAAAGCGCCCGCCGCACTCACGGCGGGCTTAAGTGATGATCGACCTCCTCTCAGCTGACTCAAGCTGAGTGGTCCCTGACAAGAAGCCTTTATCTTAGGGGGAGGCTTTTGGCGAGTCAACTCGAGGGTTTCTTTTCCTCGCTCAATTTTTTGAGCATCTCGTACATCTCCTTTTGTCGTTGGATCGTCGTATCCAAACGCTCATGGAGATCATCGAGTTGTCGTACCGCTCGCTGGGCTTCTTGATCAGTGAGTCTGGCAACATCCTTGGTTGCCCAGAAATTACTGCCACCGGTGATGACCACTGCGGCTAGGGTAATGAGTTTGACGGTCTGATCACCGCCACCAAGCAGTTGGCTGAGAAGGTTCGTCTTTGCGTTGTTATTGCCCTTCCCCTCATTTTCCATAGCGACAAACTACAAAGGCCACGTTTGCTGAGCCAAGAAGATATCGGTCTGGCTCACCGGCGGCGGCACCCAGGCTTCGCCGGGCCCTTGGGTTGCCGGCGGATAAAGGTTCGCATAAGGCGGCATCACCCAAGGGCCTTCTTCGCCATCCCAGCTCTGGTACTGAATCGAGAGCGGCTGGACGATACTCTGCTGCTGATTTTGGCCGCAATAGGGCGCTACGATGGTCGGTTCCCTTTGCATTATTTAGCGCCGATTCCGACCAACGGAACCAGGGTAAGAATGACAGCAACCACCAGGGCGATAAAGATAAAGACCCAAAACCCGCGCGTGATGGCGACCCCAAAGGCCGGGCCGATCGTCAGACAGATCAGGGCGACCAGAATAATAAGGAGGATGATCAAGTTCATTTTCCGGCAGAACGCCTCGCGGTTTTAGCTAAGACCGCTTGCCGTTTAGTCTTGAGACTTTGGGAGTGAGTCGCTTTTTCCAGTTTCCCGCTAGCAATCGGTTTACCGGGTTTTGCGCCCATTTTCCGACGCAATTGGCCCCTCGCATTTTTGAATGCTTCCTGCATCCATTTTTCTTTGGCCATAGGTTCTCTTTCTATCTTTTAGGTGAGGACGAAATCCTGGCTGGTTTGATTCTCAAAGGCATGCAGTTTGCCATCGGCTCCGACATATAGCCGCGCGATCTGGGCTGTGAATCCGGGCGAAGTGATCGGAATATTAGCCCCGGCATTAATGGTACCGACCTCGCCGACTCCTTTGGCCGCATACCCACTGCCGCTCGGAGCCTGGACGTTGACCTTGCTGATATTCGGGTCACATGCCCCGCAGCCCAACTCCCAGGCGGGCATTGGCTGAGCCACATTAATCCTAGTGACCTGATCCTGGCCGTTGTAGCGAACCGGCTGGCCCGTATTAGGCGGGTTAAGGAACACGCCTGGGCCATCTTCCCAGACGCCTACCTGTGCGGTCGGCGGCCCGGAAGCGAACTTGGGCGGCAGAAAAGGAGGATTACCCATTTTAGTTTCCTAGGCCTCCAACGATGCGGGTTGGCGTGATAACGTTACCCATCCCATCAATGTAACTGCCCGCTGGGAATGTCCGTCTCGGAGCCGGGTTACCGGGATCTGGGCCAGCTTCCCAGGATAAGCTTTGCGGGCCTGGACCAAACCGAGGCGGCGGACTGATCGCTGATAGGGCAGGACTCGCCTTATCCGGTAAGACGCACACACGCGAGTGTGGCCACGCGGGCAGGGTGCCACCGGGCTGGTTCTGTCCGGTAGTCGCCGCCATCTTCTTAGGAAAGAAGGTGCTGCTCCAGGGATGAGCTGGTGCTGGCGGACTGGTTGAGATATTGGCTGGTTGAGGTGAGCCGTAGGGATAGGGATTCAGAATCGGGCCCATTTCCCAGGCTGTTACGGGTGCGCCGCCACTGGGCGGCGGCCAAGTCGGGAAGGCTTGACTGCCTACACCGGCCTGGAGTTCAGGAGTTACTAGGGTATCAGGTGATGCACTCATAAAGGTGATCTGCTAAAACGGCCGGCAATGCCGGTATCAATATCGATCTCGGCATAGTCCAAGAGAGAAAAATAGTTGGTAAGGTCCGTGCTTGCGTTCATCCAAGCGGCAGCATAGAGAACTTGGGTCGAGGGCGGAATATTGGTGGTGATCGTGTTAGTCAGGTTCCCATTAATATAGAATTTCACTTGAGTCGCGTTTGCCACGATCTTTAGATCGAACCACCCGTGAGTCATTCCGTTGACTCCGGTATCCTGATCGGTTACGGCAGCAGCACTGCTAACCCGGGCGTGCCAATTGACGCTGCTACTCGGAATCAAATAAAAAACGATATAGTAACTGGTCGCGCTTATCGTTAAAGATGGATCTCTCGAAAATCCAATTATGTGCTGGCTAGTGGATCCGGCGGCAACGTTATAGGGTATAAACCACGTCCGCCAAGTAAAGGTCGATGCCCGCAAGAAAATCGGACTACTTATATATGCTCTGGCCCAAGCATTAGCCACAGTTCCAGGCGCTAATTGAACAACACCATGGTGACCGTCACCCGAATCACCCGCATAGCTAGTACTAACAGCTCCGGCGGCACCGCTATTATTGATTACTAGTAATTTGCTCGCAAAACCACCACCGGTAACGCCAAACACATTAGTCAAATCATCGTAATCGTAGTAGTGCGACGTCGGGCCGCCCGCCTTAATCCGGTTATCAATGCCAACGACCAAGGCGTTACCGGCATCGGTACTGATGATATTGGAAAGTGGCCGGGAATTGTTAGTGGCATCGACGTAATCGGTGGCAGTGCCGCTGACCTTGCGCAGCAGCCCGTCTTGAGTCGTATCAGCTAATGGAGTAGCGGCAGTCGAACCGGTATCACCACCTGGACCGACCTGAGCATTGGCTCCGACAACTATTCCTGGGACTGGAGGAGGCATAAGTGTTTATTGGAATCTGACCCAGTCGACATCAAGGTGGGAGACACTGCTCTGTTGGGTCATTAAACCAATCACAAAGTGATCTGGAGGCGTGGTGGCAAACAGAGTCTGGGCGGCCGAACAGCTTGCTAGTGCGCACCAGTTAAATCCATCGAAGGAAATAAAAAACTGTGTGCTCTTATCCGCATTATAATCTAGTCGCCAATAGGGGGGCAGCGGTCCGCAAGTGCCTACGCTTTGGACCAAAGTGCCATAATTAGCACCGGCCTCACTGATTAATTGCTGCACGTTAGCGGTCGCATTATAGGTGGTTGAGTTGACGAAGCCGAATCGATAACGAGAGCTAGAGGCACTTCCTCCATAGAGACTGATAAAGAAATTCTCGACCGCGCCGACACCAGTCGCCCAGGAGGCAAACGCTTGGATCTTGATTCGGATTGAAACTGGTGGCGTTAAGCTGACCGCCTGAACGATCTGAGCCATACGCGAAGTTGCATCAGCTGGCGCGCTAGCTACAATCCAGTACCGGCTAGCACTGACGCCGCGAGAAACACTGGCATAGCCAGCCGTGTCTGTCGGTACCCATTTCGCAGCTAAAACGCTACCATCGAAATGATCGTCGTACGCTCCATAGATCCAAGGTGCATCCGGGTTACCGGTGATCAGAGCCGGACCGAGAACGTTGGCAAGCGGATGCGAGTTATTGGTGCCATCAACGTAATCGGTGGTGTTTCCACTTAGTTGTTTGAGCAGTCCGGTGTGAGTCGAATCCGCTAATGGAATTTGGGATGTTGCCGGATTGAGCAACGTCAGCTGGTTACCAGTTTTCGACTGTACCAAGAACGAACCGGCAATTCCGGTGCCGCCCGCACCTTGAACCGCCAGCATCTGACCGACCACGACAAAGCTGGCGTCATTGACAGTGACAACGACTGTGCTGCCAACTGCGGGGACTGTGAAGGGGCCGCTTGTGATGGTAAAGGCGTTTAGGCCAGTGGCACCGACATCGCCTCGGGGGATAGCAAAATCGAAGATCGCGGCTTGTGCGGTGCCCCGCTGGGTAACTAGAGCGTTACTTCCAGGCGCGCTGGTGCTGGTGTTCCCGGCAGTGATGGTCGCAGCGGCTCCCGGTGTACCCTGTGGGCCTTGGGCACCAGCCGGGCCAGTCGCGCCGACATCACCTTCCGGGATCGCAAAATCAAAAATAACTGCAGTCGGAGTTCCGCGCTGGGTAACCGCAGCTGGCTGACCGGGCGAGAGAGTAGAGGTAGTCCCGGCATCAACAGTCGGTGTCACTCCATCGTTGCCCGCCGCGCCCGGCGCACCCGGCGCGCCATCGTTACCTTGTGGGCCGACTACACCTTGGGGAATACCGAAATCAAATATCGCTGCATCAGGAGTTCCGCGCTGGGTAACACTGGCCGCATTACCGGGCGGCAGTGTGGTGGTATTCCCGGCAGCGATGGTGGCGGCAGTTCCGGGCGGACCTTCGGGGCCGGTGCCCAAGACATTAGAACCGCTCGGAGAAACGGTTCCGGCTGGCGCATTGGTTGCGGTCCCGGTATTGACGACGTGGCATTGAGTCGGCGAAATGACGTCCTGAACTTGGTAATAACCGATCGGATCGATGTTGAGGACAACGCCCTGAAAAAGTCCGGTCGTAGTGTTGAGGGTAAGGACTTGTACTGTGGGTGGATTCGCTGCGGTAAAATCTGCGCCCGTAGTCGCATTGAACGCTTGGCCGGGCGCGCCTTGCGGCCCTTGGGGGCCGACTAGCCCGCGCGGGATCGTAAAATTTAGAATGGCAGCCTGCGGTGTACCCGCATTGACTACATTGGCGTTCTGACCGGCGGGACTGGTAACGGTCGTACCGACATCGACGGTGGCGGCCAAACCCTGAATGCCCTGATCACCCTTGTCACCCTTTGGTCCAGGCAGACTGGTTGTCGTTATGTTCCCTGGTGGAATCGAGCTGCCGGGAAACGCGTTATCGCCATGAGGCAAATTCTCGATCGTCATCCGGTTCAAAGCGGTTGTCTGAACCACCTGATAATATCCGGCACCCTCCACTGCGATCGTCATCCCGGGAACGAATCCTTGGCTGTTATCAACGACGACGTCGACATTGCCTGTAATCGGCGGGACGGTCCAGACATCCAGGATCCGGGTGAAGACATAGACAAAAGTGATCCCGTCGTAATCAGGGTCGTCAACGGGTCTTACTCCTGGTACTCTCGGCGCAATGAAGTATTCGGTGCCGCTACTCACTTTGCCTCCGTTTATGTTTTAATAATCCACGGCACAGCCAAGTAAGGCTGCATATTGTTGTGAAAACCGTCCCCGCCTACACTGACCACGGTGATTCCGGTCGTGTGCGACTGGTTCACTGCAGTAGCGGCTAGAGCAGTCACGCCAGTCAGCGCACCTGCTAGGGCAATATTAGCGTTGGCTTCCTGAATTGTGATTCCGGTTGCAGCGGGTGAGGTGGCTACATTGTCGCTGGCGGCCACCGCCTGAGTACCGCCGCCGCCCAAACTCGCGACCCCGCTCTTGTCCATGTGAACGTGTTTAGGATCATTGATGCCATGGGTATGACCGCTTTGACTTATGGTATGGTTGTGGCTGGGGTCCGATAACGTGTGCGTATGCGCATTCTGGAGGTGGGTATGACCCGGATCAGTTAAAGTGTGGGCGTGAGCAGCAATCTCGCCCAGAACGAGCTTGTGCTTCTCCTCGCCGCCGACTTGGGCCAGCGCGTAGGCGGTGCCACTCGCGCCGGTTCCCATGCCGATCGGCACGCGGCCGCGCAGATCCGGCAGATTAAAGGTCGTAACCCCATCGCCTGGGCCCCAGTTGGTTGAAATAATGCTGAAAAGCCCCGAATAAGTCGTCCGGGAAACCGCTCTACCATCGCACAAGAGCCAGCCTCCTGGCGGCGTCAGAGCGCCGTAAGCCATGATGACTCCGGTCGGCATCTGGCCGATGGCGCCTTGTGGCCCAATTGGACCAGCTGGCCCGATTTCGCCCTGAGGTCCGCGCGGGCCGGTGCCTGAGACCGAGCTTCCGACTGGCACAACCGTTCCTGGGCTTTCGGTGCCTGGGTAGCCCAGATTATTTAAGGTCAGGGTGTCAAGAGTCGTATCGGTCGCGGTGACATTGAAGTAGTTGCCTTCTGGCATGTAGACGATCTGCCCGACACCGAACGGAGCGGCATCGATCACGAAAGCCAGGGCCGTGTTATCGGCGGGCGGAATGGTGAAATCCTGTTTCAGCGTCGTGTAAACGCTAGTGCCAGCTGCGCCCTGCGGTCCAGGTGGCCCGGTCGGCCCGGGAGGTCCTTGGCCGCCGATCGGCCCGCGCAAATTAGCAGGCGAGACCATCGTGCCAGCGCTGATGACTGTTCCGGCCGCCGCGTTATTGGGATCACAAGAGCTGGCGAGGTAAACGCTGCCGCCGGTCGGTGGGCTGCCGATCACGGTGAAGGTGCCTCCACCCGGGATAAAGACCAATTGCCCGGGCTGCATCCAGGAGGAGTCAGTCACGAACGCCAGGATCGGCGGATCACCGCAATCCGGTACGCTAAAGGGCTGGGTCAGGTAACAGAAAAGGTTGCGTCCTGGCGGCCCTTGCGGCCCTTGAGCGCCTCGCATTCCAGGCGGCCCTATCTGACCAGCTGGCCCGGGTAAACCGACTCCTACTGGACCCTCAGGCCCTGGCGGGCCTTTTAGAGTATCGACCCACGCCCATTGCCCGTTACCAGTTCCACCGGGAGGGGGCGACGCTTCCCAGAATCCACCGTCGTCGACGGTGTAAGCCATGTCGCCGACAGAAGCTGCGCTCCCGTCGATGACGGGAAGCTGCGCGTAAGTTTGGAAGCCGCCTTTAAATTGTGACAATGCCGTGGGTTACCACGGAAGAAGAGCGCTCTTGAGCGCAAAAGTAGATGGCTTTTTGCCCGAGGGCGAGTTAAAACTCACCTAATCGGAGCGGCTCTTTTCTTGCTACCCTCATTCAGAGTGAACACCCTACAGGATCTTCTCATTATCCTGGGCGATCAAAAGCTCGCGGCAGGCTATCTCCAACCCGCTGACGCCAATGCCAACCCGGCTGCGAGTGGTACAGCCCATAACACCTTGCGCGCACTTAAACGCAAATTTGATCCTTTCGTGCTCGCGCAAAATCCGTTGCCCGGCATGACAGGCCAAGTGGGCGCTCCCAACACTCTCTTTTGCCCGGCCTGGGTGGCGAGCTTAGGCGCTGGCCAGGATGCCATTTTCTTAGATGGGGTCGACGGCATGCTCGATCTCTCGCACACCCCCAAACCCGCTTACCTCTTCAGCTCCTAATGCCAGCTAAAAGCCCAAAACAACAAAAGCTCATGGGGGCGGATCTCGCCCGCGCTCGGGCCGGTAAAGCGACAGTCACCGGTATGGGCGCAAAGAAACTACACGAGATGGCGCAGAAGCCTAAAGGTGGTTACAAAAAGAAAAAGAAATAATATGGCCAGCAAAAAGAAAGCTCCACCCAAACGCAAAGCAGCCGGCAGCAAGAAAGCGGCCGCCCGCTCGAAGAATTTCCGACCACCAGCTAAACCGAAATTGCCGACCTTAGGTTCAGGCCTTGTCGGACTGGGCGGAACCGGCGGCGGCGGAATGATCCCTTAATCGAGGCGATCGGTTTCGCGCCCCTCGTCGATCGGGACGGTCTCGTTCCAGGCTTCTTTCGAGATATTCTTTAGGATATCGTCCGCCATCTCGTCGCGGATTTTGCGGACTTCGTTCTCGCGCTCCGGGCTAGCGTAAAGGATGACACCAGTGCCGTTTTGAATTCCAAGCCCGTCGATATCGACTAGGAGCACGAACAAAAAGACCAAGCGCTCATCGACTCGGTACTCGCTGACGATGGGCACCATGCCCCATTTGCGCGGTGGCTTTTGACTCATCAATTCCTGCGCGCGCGCGACGGTTTTCTCGAGCCCGAGCGCCCGGGCCCAGAACCGCAGTTGCAGTTGGCCTTCGCACACGATTCGGCCCGCTTGCTTAATTGTTGGCTTCTTCATTAAGAAAGAGTTGCTTCCAGATCCATCTGTACTATCCAAGAGAAATTCAATTGAACAAACAAATGGATGAACCGCCGCTGCCACCAGGATGGCGTTACGTCAATTTTGTCGATGGACCACTCGATGGCCGTAATCCGATTCATTTGACCCAGAATATCATTTTAAAAGTTCCCGATCATCCTTTCGGCCATTATCAATTCGAAGCCGGCAGTTACTACTGGATTGCTTATGAGTCGGATTCAAATGCCAAGTGAACTGATCATCGACCTTAAAGGTGGCGTGAGCGGCCAAGCACAATTGCGCGCCGGCGAGTGGATCGAATTTGAGAGCGCCGATCTGCGCATTGTACCCGTGCGTGGCGACGTCCATTACAACAGCGAGGATGGCTCGTTCAAAATCGAGATCACACTGGCGGCTCTGCGCACCAAACCACCTGAACCACAAATCATTATTCCACCTTGAGACTGAGACCATCCAACGCGTTCTATGTTTTGATGCTCTGCATCCTCGGTTGGGTTGTGATCATTCTCTTGATCGCGCTGGTCATCTGGATGTGGCGGGCTACTGCACCTTAAATCACGGGTTTTGGTTCCAACTGGCGCACACTTCTGCTCCACCAAAATCGTTGCGCAAAAAAAAGAGAAGCTGCTTGCCTTGGGCTAAGACATTGGGTCATACCAAAACTAACGATGCACCAAAAAATCCTGCTCAATCTGTTCCTGGTCCCGGCGGCTCTGACCGCAATTCTGTTGGCTCCACTTGAGGCCCTCCTAGGCGCAACCCTCAACGCGGCCAGCCCTAATCTGAATGATGTGGTCTCGGCCATTAACTCGGCTGCAGCCGGTGATACCGTTGTGGTGCCGGCTGGCACCGCGACCTGGAGCAGTGGGATCTCGATTTCTAAAGCCCTGACTCTGCAAGGGGCCGGAATGGATGAAACCAAGATCGTTCGCAGCTCGAGTTATAGCGGCGCGATGATCACAATCGCCGGGGCAAGCGGCGATCCCTTCATCCGGGTCACGGGCTTCTACATCGACAACGTGGTGATCAAACCCTCCAGCGATCGACCTTGTGTAGCCATTTTCGGTCCCGGCCGAGCCGAGACCATGGATGGCAGCTGGACCAATATCCGGATCGACCACTGCTATTTTAATGCCGGAAAAAGACAGATTTACTGGCATTACAACGCCTTTGGCGTGATGGACCATTGCACCTTGCGCAATGCGGGCCAGGAAACCGCTTGGATGGTCAGTGGCAACGGGGATCCCCAACTGCGCGCGCCGCCCAGTTTCGGTACCCGCAACGCCGTCTACTGCGAGGATTGCACTTTTTTGCTTGATTCGGGCTACAGTCCAGGCGGCCAGAGCGGGCTGACCGATTTTGATCAAGCCGGAGTAATCGTGTGCCGACACTGTGTCTTTGATACCAGCGCTTACAAGGGCTCCAACGATGGCCCCTTTGGCAGCCATGGGACCCAGGGTTACTGGCGTGATGCTGGCAGCTATCAGGGCACAATCCAGGGCGAGCTCACCGATTGCGTCTTTAAGATGTACAATGGCTATCGGTTCATCTATCTGCGTGGGGGTAGATGGATCATTGCCCGCAACCAGTTCTCCGTGCTGAGCGGTAGCATGCCGCGTGGAGTGGCAATGACCGATGAGGAAGGTTATCGGACCGATATATTTAATCCCTTGCGCACCAGCTGGCCAGCTGAGGCACAATTAAATAATTGTTACTTTTGGGACAACGAGTTTGGCGGAGCCCCACAACAGCCTGGAAATTTCGGTACTTGGAACCCCAATGACGGAATTTTTGTGCAGAAAGATCGCGACTATTTTTTGGCGCCACCAAGCGAAACGGTCCACTCTCCCAGCTACCCACAACCGGGTTCGCCGCCGAGCAGTTCCGCTTACCCTTATCATTTGTACAATCCGCCGGTGACTAGCTATCGGCCGCTGGCTTATCCCCATCCGCTGGTCAGCGGTGCGGTTCCGACGCCGACTCCAAGCCCAACTCCAAGCCCACCCAGCCCGACCCCAACTCCGGAGCCGACTGCGACTCCGAGCCCACCGAGGCCGACGCCAACTCCAGAGCCTTTTGCGCTGGTTCGGCTCTTTAGCCCGACTCCAGAGATTGCGATGCAGAGCGATTCAAAGAGTGTCGAGCTCGGCACCCAGTTCATCTCCGATATCGATGGCCGGGTCGTAGCGATCCGCTTCTATAAAGGCGGCCCCGGTAATGGCGGAAACCACACCGGAGCTCTTTGGGACGCAAGCGGCAAACAATTGGCTGCGGTAACATTCTGCAATGAGACCGACTACGGCTGGCAAGAAATCGCGCTGGATGCTCCGGTGCTAATCAGCGCCGGCCAAGCCTACTGGGTCAGCTATCACGCGCCAGGCGGGCATTACTCAGTCAGCCAAGACTTTTTTGCGACCGCCTACACCAATGGCCCGCTGAGCGCGACCCGTGGTGGATACAGTTATGGCAACGAGACAAAATTTCCGGCCACCGAAGTTTCGCGCAGCTACTGGGTCGATGTAGTCTTTAGCGCGCCTTAGCTATGAAGTCCGAAAAGAAGCACGAGCCCGACGACAAGCCACTGCCCTGGCTCTACAAACTGATTTTGTTGGCATTGGCACTGCTAGCCATAATGGTCTTGATCGAGCTGACTCGATACCTGGCATGAGGATAGCCGGGGAGGCGAGGAACAATGAGTGAAAATCTTTTTTTAATCTGGAGCTATGAGCATAACGCTTGGTGGACGCCACAGCGAAGCGGCTACACCACCGACTTACATAAGGCTGGCCGGTACACCGAATCAGAAGCTTGGGAAATCTGCCAGCGGGCTAACCAGTACAGCCGGCAGCCAAACGAGATCATGATATCGGATTTTAGCGGCAACTAGCCCCACCAGCCCTACAACCAGCCGTCCAAGGATCCAATAAATTCAATTTGATAATTAGCCCGGTAAAGCGCGTCCATAACATCGGGCCAATGTTTACCCAGACTCCAGGCCAAGATCGGGGCAGCGCTGATAACTTTGTTGATACTAGAATCAACCACCAGCCCGGCCACAAAATGTTTGGCCTCTATCCGGTAAAGTATCCACAAGCAACAAGAAGAAGGAGTAGACGCCATGCCTTGGATTGATTGGAAAGAGTTGTTAGCGAGCTTGACAAAAGAAAGAGAGGAAGGGGACGAGGATACTAATCGGACGGCCGAGGGCGAACCTTAGCACTGAACTCTTTCAGTGCTTGCTCGTGCCCAGCCAATGCTTCGGCTAATGTCGCGTAGCGCTGGCAAAAGCATTCATTGCCCAGCGAGTGCTCTTTGCCAGTGATCATACTCTTTGAGCCCGTGGGCGGGCTAAAGAGCATGGTCTCAAACCAGAGCGGCCGCGCTCCCGGCGCGTACTGATGATTGAGCCCGAGGAACACGGTGGAAAGAAAGTAGCCGCCTTCCAACTTCTCCTGCGCGATGATCCGGTGTGAGCGGTTTTTGTCTAACCACCGGGCCCAGGTAAGAAACGAGCATTCCATTACCTCGCCGTCTTCAGTTAACACGGCGTGCCGGATCCCCATGGAAGCGGCCAACTTCCGTAAGGCTGGCTCCAGCTCGCCAATGAGCTCGAGTTGTTCCCTGAGGCGATTCTTCATGCGCTCGCCCTCCCAGCGGTAAAGGCGTCCCTGGTCCATTCGTAGATTTGGTCGGCCACTGGTCGACCGGGCATTGGTGCCGCCATCCCTTTGCGCTTAAGCTGTGCTTCCCACCAAGCCTCAAACTCTTCACTTAGCTCTACCTCCGGCATCTCCCGTTGCCAGACCCGTTCCTCCCGGTTAGTGGCAATGAACTCCCGCATCATTTGCAGGACATCGCCTCGATCAAGCGTCGAACAATACAGCAGCGCCGCACCCGGCTCGGCAGCGGTCACTAGTAACGCGAAACCGAACTCCTCTGGCAGGCTCGCTTTGATGTCGCGGCCGAGCTCCTGCAGCTCGGCTCGCACTTGGTCTTCGAGTTCTTTTCGCTCGTTATTTACTGGATTGCTCATGTCTTATGGCTCGCTCAACTCTCATGGGTTTACTCCCGTTGTGTGGCTCGCTCTTTGCCGATGGGTTACTCACCACGTTAGGGCTCGCTCTGTTCTTGTGGGTTACTTCCGTTATGTGGCTCGCTCGTTTTCCATGGGTTACTCTGGAAATTGGGCTCGCTCTTCAAGTATGGGTTTCTCATGAGTTCTGGCTCGCTCTAACGATATGGGTTGCTCAGCTAGTCTGGCTCGCTCTTATTTATTGGGTGGCTCAGTGTCAAGGGCTCGCTCCGTTATCTTGGGTTACTCGCTTGATGTGGCTCGCTCATCGCGAATGGGTTGCTCGCGCTCATTGGCTCGCTCAACGTTGCTGGGTTTCTCACGCACTATGGCTCGCTCTTCATGTTTGGATTTATCTATCCGGATGGCTCGCTCGTGCTTCGTGGGTTTCTCTTTTATTATGGCTCGCTCTCCCTATATGGGTTTCTCTTCTAATGTGGCTCGCTCTAATGTCCTGGGTTGCTCTTATCATATGGCTCGCTCAGCCTACGTGGGTTACTCGCCTGCTGTGGCTCGCTCGTTTTCCATGGGTTACTCGCTTATCTGGGCTCGCTCGTGCTCATTATGGGGGTTGCTCGCTTCAAGCCGCTTTGATCTGGCCCGAATGCTTTAGGATCGCCATCGCATAGGGCTCGTTGATTTCCAGCCCACGCGCCTCACGCGCTTTGAGCCAGTAATGTTGTAAGAAGATCTTTACCGCTCGACGTTTGGCCCGTGAGTGCAAATGCCCATCGGGCAACTTTCCGCTTTCCAAGAGCTTTTTAATTTCGGGTTTCTTAAAGTTCTTGGCCGCTAGCTCCCGTTTGGCCGCTAGAGCGTAGCGGCCGCTTTCGTTGCGCTCGAGCTCCTCGCGTTTGAACTCCGCGTACAAAATCCCATAGCGAGCGCCCTCTTTAGCGCTGACCTTGACGAAACTCTCCGCTAGCTTATAGCTGCAGAGGGTTTTCAGCCGCGCGTTGTACTGCAGCTTCTGGCCTTTGACCTTCTTATCCGCAGTCGGATCCTGACCGGCAAACCGCCAGAGCGCGCTGACCGTCCGGGCGCGTGTCACGTCGATGTGCGCGGCGAGCCCCGCAGCAATGATCGGCCCGATGCCGTACTGTTCAATTGCCCACTTGGTCTCCGCGGGCGCTTCCGGGCCGTTGACCCAGCCTTCGAGTTTTTTGTACAAGAGTTTCTCGCCGTACTCCAGCCACTTCGCGAACCAAGTCGTCAACTCGCTCTGCCCTTCGCTGCGCAGTTTATTGGCGTGCATTATCCGCAATTTCTGCGCGTCGTAGTACAACTCGACCGCTTCGGCCACATGCTCTTTCTTCAGCTCGTAGTCCTGCATCAGCTTATCGATCAGGACGCTCTGAGTCTCTTTCACCAACTCTTTAGGGAGTTTTACCAGCTCTTTAGAGGATTTCATAAAAGTAAGCGGAGGGATGGGCCTGCCACGGCGAGCAGGCCCTGGAGCGCGCGGAGTTGCTACCAAGCCCCCGGTTCGTCAACCGGGCCAACGCGCAGTGCCGTCCCTCGCGGCGACTTTCGAGCCCTAGGGCTAATCTCGGTTGACATGAATTTGCTCGGCGGTGTCGCGTTTGTTGGGCTGAACGTGCATGGCCGCTCGCGCCTCCCTGACCGGTATCCCTTGGAATTTGCGTTCGGGCACTTTCTTTCTCAAAGCTTCGCTCCTCTTTCCTGGCCGAAGATCAGTCTCCTGTAGTGCTCCAATTCCACTTCATCCGCCTCAGTCCATCTTTCTGATAGATAATCACAGAGGGGCTGCAGCTTCTTAGTGGTCGGCACGTGCTTACCAGCAAACCAATTGCGCAATGTCGGTAGTTGGACCCCGCTCGCCGCCGCTAGCTCGCTCATACTGATTCGATCCCGCAGTATTACTTTCCCCAGTTTCTCAATGACTTCTTTGCCTATAACTCTTCGCTTCTCCCCAATCGACGCACCTACTTCTGCATATAGCTCCCCATCCGCTTTAGCCATCAGGGTTGGTGGCGGAGTTAGAGTGAACCCTGAGCCCCCATTTTTCTTTGGTGATTCTTTCCGACTGGACTGATCTTTAAACCTTGGCGGCCAAGGCAATTCCCCGGCTTGCACCTGCCCAATAAACTGATTGCTGATACATCGGAAAAAATTTGATCGGGTGCCGATACCTAGCTTTTCCAAGCATTGATCTAATTTACGGGCCTCTTCCGGGGTCGCTCGAAATGTCGACAGATTCTGTCTCCCTTGGGCTATTTTATTTCGCCCCATAGCGCTTCTCCATGTCTTTGCGCGCCGCCTGCAACCGTTTAAGTTCCGCCGCCCTCCGCGTCGCTTCTTCCACCGTATTCACCGGTTCCATTAACGATACTTCAACTCCCTTCTTCGGCAACGCATCTTTGACGCCCTGACTGGGTGAATCAGTGACGGCGTGCCTCAGGACCTCACCAGTGCGCTGACGCACCTCCGCTTTGCCCAACTTCATCAGCTCCTTCCCCAGTAGCACCCCCGCCCTCCTCCCTACGCTCTCTCGCGCTTCATACGCTTCAAAGCGTAACTTCTCATATTCATCTTCGCTTAAACGCACAGTGATGGCTTTCATAGTTGCAGCTTTGCATAAAAGATGTAATGCATCAATACCGTAATGCCTAAATTCTTTGTCTCCGTAGAGTTCACCATCAATGCCGACAACCTCAACCATTGGCCCGCTCGCGAGGTCGCTCTCGATATCTTGCGCCACCGTATCGATGAAGGTTATCTCTTAGGCCAGATCTCCTGGAAAATTACCCGCGTCTCTGACCACCCTTTTGGAAAAACTAGGCCCACCACTTGAGGGGGTGGCGCAATGCTTTCCACCTCCTCTTGCAGCGGGCAATACCCCCCGACTAATGCCGTTTAATGCGGGGAGGGCCCGGCGCTATAGGGGAGGAGGGCCGGCGAGCGTTAACGCCGAGCTCGTCCCCGGAGGACGATCGCGCCCCAGGGAGAGAGCGGCCTCTGATACAGCTCCCAGAGCTCTTCTGATACAGTTGGAGCGCCTCAGCCTTACTGACATGACATCATGGCGCGTGGCGTCATGTCATCGCGCCCGAGCCGCGCTCCGCAGCCTGCAAACCAAGGGCCCGCCCAAACAACAGCGGTTAAGCAGCAGTTTTCAGCTCTTCGTCGCGCCTCTCCGCGTAAGTTTTAAGGTAGTCTCGCCAAGCGAGCAAATAGCAGCGGCGGGTACAGAAGAGGGCGTGGCGGCGTTTAATTTCGGAGGCACGAGCTTTGAGTGGTTGGCGACACCAACCGCACTTCACATAGCGAGAGGGTTGGCCGTGGCTCTTCATCGCGTATGGCAGAGTAAACGGAATTTGGCCTGGAGAGAAGCTTGAGCGTTTGAGTTCTCCTCTAGGGTTTCCTGGAGGTTAGCTAGGGCTTGGAGCTTGATGAAGTCGCCTTCTGAGTAGGAGTCAGCGACCTGTTGAAAGAAAGCTGGGAGCCAAGGTTGGGAGTGGAGATCGAAATGGGTGCGCATTGGAGCTTTTACTTATAACCAAAGAGCTCTGAGCTGGGGTTAGATTGGTTTTCCCAAGCCTCTCGGCCTGCGTGGCGCAATTTGGTTTCGACTGCTTCCAGGATGGGTCGAGCCACTTCCATAATCCTGGTGATGGCGCGCAACTCGGCTGTCCATTGATCAAGAGTTCCTGGCTCATCGCCTTCTTCAGGCGGATGGAAATGGATTCGCATGCAGCGGGCACCATCGGTATCAGGAACATAATCTAGACTCATCCGGGCTACTTCCTTTTCTTCGATGATCACGTCTACGTAGATCTCAAGGGCTAAGTCAAAATCCTCACTCTCCTTGTATTCGCTCGTGGTGGTCAAGAGTTTGTGCAGTTCATCATCTTGGGGCAGGATGCTCATTGTTCAATACTCGAGTGGAGGGTCAGGATTCAGCGGCCAGGAGCCGACATTATATTGGGGTTGGTGATCGCAGTAGTCGATTAGGAAATTCTGCCACTGTTCTGGTTCCTGAAGCTGGGGCTGGCCGGACTGAGCCCAGAAGCGAGCGAACTTGGCAAGCGCTTTTTGCTGGTAGGTGACAAACTCCTCCAAGGTCATTCTGAAGTCGCCATAATCGAGCCAGTCGCCATCGGCGTTTTGGTCTTTATCAAACTCGAGCGTAGTAACTTCTGGCACGATCGCTGATTGGTCATGGGCAGCAGCTTCATCTCTTTGCTCTGCGGTTTTGGAGTGGTTTCGGGGATCCTCTTCCATTTAGTCGAGGATTTCTATGTCGATTGGCTCGAGCGGGTACTTTTGAGCCATGATCAATTCCTGGCGAGCCAAGCCCACATCGGTTATTAATTGATCAAGGATCCGGAGCGCGGTCGCGATCTGTTGAGGGCTTGCTCCATCCAGCAGGACAGAAGTCCGATAAGCCTGTAAGGAGCTACTGAGTAGCCGTAGCTCGCCATAGCTCAATTCTTCGAAGCGTGTGCCTAATCCCATTTTGATTTTGGGCGAGTATAGCTTAGTGCTTTTTGCGTGTTATTTGTGAAGCTCTGGGCGCTCTGAGCCGGATGGATCAAAGGCGCTAACTCAGCCTGCAGTGCGCGCATCCCCTTGATGAGTTCATCCATAGACTGTTCGACTGCGCTCATCCGGGTCAACATGCCACTCACGAAATTGGCGTGCGCTTCTTCCAGTGTGCGCAAACGCTCATGGCTCTGGGCTAGGATATCGCCGTGGACTTGGCGCAGCTCTTGGAGTTTGTCGATGAGTTTTGTTTGTCTCATTTGGTCGCCTGAATCATCATAGCAACCTGATCGGTCGGCGCTCGCAGTAGTGGCCAGGGTCATAGATCGTGTGGCTCTGGCTGCTGGGCATGAGGTGCTGATACTTCTGGGCCCAGGCATCGAAGTCGCTAATCATCTGGGCCTGGAGTTTCTCTTGAGGCGTGAGCGGCTTGAGTTGGCCCAGATCCAGGGGCTCTAGATCCAGAATCGAGCGGCGTGGCATGGGCTTGAACAGGGCGGCGAGAGCGCCCAGCCCTGCGAGGCTAAAAAAGCTGCGGCGGTTCATGGCTCTTTTTGTTGTATCACTCCAGGGCCAAAGTGTCGACTAGCCAGTGGCCAACAGCTAACAAAGAGAAGCTTCATGTCTGGGGGATATTGGGGATTTGTTGCCAGCCGGCTTCGCTCTGATTGGGGTTATGCAGGACGTCTTTAGTGGCTTTGAGCTTGTACCACATGGTGCCGTCATCGGCTAGACCGAAGAGGGTGACAGTCTGATCGGCTTCGTTCGGAACGCTTGCGAGTTGAATAACCTTGCGTGCCATGGTTTGTTACTCTGTTGTTTCTCTTATGCGGGATAGCAGTAGCGTATCCGCTGAGGCACGGCAACGTGTGTTCAGGTCTGGAACGGGCTACTCGGCCCTCAAAAGCCGTCCCGCACCTCTTCCGATCTTAAGCCATACTCACATTGGTGCCATGCATGTTAACCGGCGCTTGCGCCAGTAGCCAGTTGTCGCGATTGGTTTCAGCGATATAACAGTTGGCGCGGTAAACTGTGCCGCGCAAGACGCTGTTGGAATGATTCGCGAGCCACGCTTTACGTGCGTTCAAGTAGGCTTTGATCCACGCTTGCTCGTCGCCACCATCGACCGGTTTTTTCTCCGCGAATTTGTCCATCAAAAAGCCCAGCATCGAGCCTGAGTGCAGATAAGAATCAGCAATCACTAAGAATGAGAGCGGCTGGGTGAACCCGTGTTTCTTTGCCCAAGCGAACGCTGGTCCTAAATAGAACTCTTCGAAACATTCCTTTTGCGCGTTCGCCATCGCTGGCTCTTTACCGGCTTCTTTGAGCAGGCCAATAAATTTCTGATCACTGGCTAGCGTTGGTCCGCTGCCGATGGTTGGCAGATAACCAGCGAAACTCACCGCCAACGCGCCGCCTTTATCCACATAGCGTTGCAACACTTTTCTCAAATTGCTGCCGCCTTCAGTAAATCCAATCGAGAGCGTGACCTGTTTGCGTGACGGCTTAAACCGATTGTCATCGGCGTACACATAAACTGCGCTCGGATCCCATTCGGGCTTACCGGTTTCAGCCACTGATAAAATCCGGCGAATGAAATCCACTAAGCTCGGATCGAAAGGAACAAAATCGTTGCTCATTCTGGCGGTAAAGCATCGACGATTTTATTGATCGACGGTAACTGGTTAGTGAGCCAGATCATCACATTCCGGGGTGAACCATCGCGGGCTGGATCGCTAGGCTGCTCGCAGCCGGTGAGACGAGCTCGATGTGATAATGCCCGGATGACGACATTTGCACTGTCAGTATCCCCTGCCTGGGCACTTGGAAGATGTCCTCGAATGATCGAGTCGATCCGCCCCAGGTCCAGTTGACGGTTGAGGTCCATGTTGGTTTTGAGGTCTTCATAAATCGCGGTGTGCACCTCGCTCACGAGCTTTTTGGCGAGCTCAATACTGACGCCCATATCATGAGCGATATCGATGATCGGATGCCCAGCTAGACGCGCGTTCCAGGCCTCCAGAGCCTTGGTAGTAGGCTCCAAGCCCTGAGTGGCTATGACGGCCTCTAGGTGCGGCGCCGGCGCGTCTGGAGCTAAAGTTGTGCGACGCTTGAGCTCTTTATGAGTAGGCTTAGAGCTCGCCTTGATAAAGTCAACTAGCTCGTCTATCTCTCTTTCTTCACTCATGCCACATTGCCAGATTTGGTAGAATTACCCAATCACCTGGATGACTGTCCAGTCAAGACCGGCTCTCACGCCTGCCCGGAGGATGTCAATTACACCGCACGAGCCTATGACCTATTGATGGAGCGCTTAAGCGACAAAGCGCTCGGGCATTTGCCGGCAAAGCTCCCGAGAATATCCAATCCAAATGAGTAGCCAGCACGGTAGCGAACAAAGTTACAGCTGCCCGCATTGTGGCCGGAAAAGCCACAATCCCAATGACGCGCAGCATCGCTACTGTGGGGCTTGCCATCGTTTCGAGGATGATCCTAGCAAAGCGCTAGTGGAGGAAGTCATCCGAGAACTGGAGAACGCCCGAAACCGCGAACAGATCAGAGAGGCCCTGGCGAGACTGCCGCGCCGATTTCTGGGAGAAAGCGGGATAGTTTGACCAAACGCTTTGCCTATCATAGCGCGCTTTATCAGGCTGGCCTCGAGCTGCGGATCGAACGCTTAGAAAAAGAGCTGGCACTCCTGTTCTCGCGCGTGGCAAAACTGGAGCGTGCCCCAGAACGAGCGCCCTACTGATCCTCGAAGCCCAGAGGTGATTGTCCGAGCTGCGGTCCAACCGTTGGTAGCGGCGATGATGCCGATCAGCTGCCTGATCGCTGCGATGCAAGCTTTCTGCATTTTAGTACTGATCGCTACCGCCATTTTCTGCGTCTGGATTGCGACCCTGCCAGACCCCTAAAAATGCGCAACGGTGTGCACACCCCAATTTGGGGTTTTCGGCTGATAGCTCAACTACTTACGTAAATTTGACCCTTTTTGGCCTGATGACATTGTCCCGCTTTTTCCCCGATGACATGTCCTGCTTACTCAAGCCCTCAAAATAGTTTGATTATTTACTTTACTAATCAAAGTAAATGGCCGATATTAAATGTATGCAAAAAATCACTGTTGAAAGCGTTCGCGCTGCGTTTAGCCCTCTGATTGCGGCAGTTAAAGACCAGTACTTCATTAAAAGCTACGCCGCCACCGATGCCGAGGCCCTCGGCCTTCTGATCTCGAAGTTTTTCCAATGGAGCGGCGAACCGATTCTGGAAACCGCCGCGTTCGCGCTGGAAGATGCCTATTTCCACAAGGAAGCCCAGACCATCCGGGAGCTGAAAGAGGCTGTCTAATTATGGACGAAACCCACGACCCAATCGACGAATTCCAGCTTCAGCTGGACGTGGCCAAAAGCTTCGCCAGCAAGCGTGATTACGCCACCGCCTATTACACCCTAGCCGCTGGCTACGAGAGCCTGCTTGAGCAACACGAAGAAGCCATCGAGGAAGTCATCCAACTTCGCAAGAAAGTGAGCCTATCCAAATCATGAGCATTTACCAAGAGCCAAAACCCACTCGGACTGCGATCGTTTTCAGCTTGCTCCTTATCCTTTTATCCATTCTCTCGCCCAATCTGGTTACGGCTTTATGCGTGGCTGGCGTTATGGTCCCGATTTATTTGATTTTCTCTCGCCGGGACTCCTGATGCTCATGAAGCGATTCTACCAGCAATCCTCGAGGTTTCAGGCAACCAAGGCACAGATTGCTTACCTGCGCGCAATTCACCTCCGTCAGCCAATCAAGACTAATGCGGCTACAGTTTATCGCTGCTATCCGTTCCTGGAATTCAGAGAGGACGGAGTGTTCGTCAAACCTGAAGTCGTCAAACAATTTAACCTTGACCAGGAATAAAAAGCGACGGGCCCGCCGCACAACGGGCCCGCCTGACCATAGATGAACGATACCACATGAAAAATAGCACAAACCTATTCAAGTTCACAATCCCGCTTTCCTATCGGATCGCGGTACTCGGCCTGCTCGCCGCAATCCTCCTGCTTCATTTCTGGAAGTAGCACTTCTTTTGATTATTCGCTTGATTTATCAAGTGAATGGCCGATACTGTGTGATATGGAAGCAACCACTGAACACCGATTCGCCACCATCGAAGACGCCAGGGCATTCACCCTGGCCGGCAATGCGATCATTACGCTTCAGTCGCTTAAGACTGGGGCCCATTTTACTTACAAGGTCACCAAGCCAAACCCTGAGAAATCGGCCGCCAAGGGCTACGCCAATAGCGACGAGACCTATTTTGTCAAGGTGTTGACTGGCGGCTCGGCTGATGAAGGTGAGTGGATCTATCTGGGCATGATCCGTAACGGCAATTTTGCTCTTACCAAGGCTAGCGGCCGTTTTTTGGATGCGCCTTCCTATAAGGCTTTCTTGTATTTCTGGCGCTCGCGAGCCCTACCGGCTGAGCTCGTGGTCAGACACGAGGGACGCTGCGGCCGCTGTGGTCGCACGCTGACGGTACCGGAAAGCATAGACCTTGGAATTGGTCCCGAATGCATCAAGCTGATGGAAGGAGGTGTCGAATGACACCAGAGGATGTCCATGAGGAGTTAATGCAGTTCAAAATCGAAATTCATAAGCTCTTTGG